GCTATGGCGATGGCTCTGGCGATTGCTCTGGCTATGGCTCTGGCGATGGCTCTGGCGATGGCTCTGGCTCTGGCTATGGCTCTGGCGATGGCTCTGGCTATGGCGATGGCTCTGGCGATGGCTCTGGCGATGGCTATGGCTATGGAATTAAAACATTCAATGGTGACAAAGTGTATATCATTGATGATATTCCTACAATTATCAAGCATGTTCATGACAATGTAGCTAAAGGATATATACTGAACGATGACTTTACATTGACTGAGACATTTGTTGCAAAAAGGAATGGGAAATTCGCTCATGGAGAAACATTGCACGAGGCCTTTGCTTCGCTTCAAGAAAAATTGTATGACGATTCAACCGAGGAGGAAAGGTTGGAAGCTTTTAAAAAGCATTTTCAGGACTTTACTAAAAAGGTATCGGCTAAAGAATTGTTCCATTGGCATCATGTGCTGACCGGTTCGTGCAAGCAAGGAAGGCTGTCATTCTGTGCCAATAAGGGAATAGACATTGACAATGATACTTATACCGTACATGAGTTTATAGAATTAACTCAATATTCTTATGGCGGTGATATAATCAGAAAATTGAAGTAATATGTAATTATCCCGTGGCTCTCAATAGATGTTTGAGAGTAGTAAAGCTACCATCGGAACGCTCACGGGAACAATAATAACCAAATAATCAGAATTATGAATAAGTACATCAAATTAATAGCACTTTTGATTATCGGAATTGCTATTGGGAACAGGATTTTTAATCACCTACACGCTTGGCTGGGTGTAGCAGTAATATCAGCCACAATAATTTATTTCTTTTATAAACTAATTAAGAACTTAAAAAATGAAGAGATTGATTAATCTGACATTGGTCTGTATGACCTTATTGGTATTCGCTTCTTGCGAAAGAGTAGCCCCTAACTATGCTGGGGTTCTGATGGAGAACTACGGTAAGCAAGGAAAAGAGGATTTCAAGGTGGTATCGGGTAGAGTTTCCACTTGGGAATGGGGCACAGAGTTGTTTCAAGTCCCATTATTTGACCAAAGAGGTGAATTTGCCAAACCTGTCACTTTGAAAGCTGCCGATAACACAGAATTTAATGCACGTCCCACCTATTCATATAAAGTTTAAAAAATAGGGCTGTTGATGTTGTATTCGATAATAAACATATAGATAAAGCCGATACGGAATCCGGGAAAGATGGTTTTATGCAAAGCCTTGAAGATAATATACTTGAACCGCGTATTTATGACTTGATAAAAGAAGAAAGCCGGAAACATAAGACAGACAGCTTGATGGCTGATGGCGGTTCTCTTCTTTTTGAAAAACGGCTGGAACAGATAGTAGATAAAGAATTTGAGAAAAGAGGGCTTCAATTGTTGACTTTTTCCGCGCAGCTTGAATTTTCAAGAGCAGTACGTGAAAAGATTGATAGCCGTAATGAGGTTAATACCAATATCTCTGTGTTAGACCAGCAAATAGCAGAACAGAGAAAACGAAATGAGCTTGAACAGCTAAAGACTGAACAGGCTCTAATTACGTCAAGAGGATTGACGAAAGAAATCTTATACAAACAATTTATTGATAAATGGGATGGTAAAACACCCTTATATGGGATTTCTCCTGATTTCTTAAAAATTACTCAATAAGCCTGTAAGGGTGAATAATTCATGATAGCTTTTTAATGTAGACAGTCCCGTCCACGTGCTGGTCGGGAAACACTGCGGCATGGCGGAATTGGCAGACGTAGCACTCTATGATAGGAATGTCAAACCTTAGATGCGTGGAGCTTGACAACTCGTCCCGGTTCGAGTCCGGGTGTCGCAACATCTTCACTACAGATGAAGGATTTGTTTAGCCGTGGCCGGGCGGTCTGTGAAGATAGCCCGGTTTTTATTTGAAAACCCATTAATAACAATTATATGAAAACATTACAATTAAGTGAACAAAAAGCCCGTGAACTATATCGGAGCGGTTCAAAAGAACTAAAAACAGTATTGGAAGAATCCTTTGGAAAGGATTTCTTTTCACAAGACGTTACAGAAAGAGTGAAAACCTACCTTGATGCTTGTCACGAGTTGGGAAGGGAACCACTTGATGAGAAAAAGCTATTGGAGTTAGGTTTGACGGAACACGATATTGCTTACCAAAAGCTGGCTATCGTTACGGAAGCTCTAAATGAAGGTCAGAAACTTAATGTATGCGATGCTAACGTGAAACGCTGGTATCCGTGGTTCAAGCCTAATGGGTCTCCTTTCTCTTTCGCTTTCGACGCTTCGAATTACGCTGATGCGTATGCGAATGCGGGTAGCGGGTCTCGCCTTTGTTTGAAAAGCGAAAAGCTTTCCAATTATTGCGGGAAGCAATTCATTGATTTGTGGAAACAATTTATTCTATAACCCTATAAACTTACAATTATGACTTTAAATGTAGATAAAAAGAACGCTTTAAAGGCTTGGAGAGAAGCGGACAATAAAGGAAAGCAGATGCTCGAAAATCTATACGGCAAAGAAATATTTGCCAATCAAAACGTAATGGATAGAATCAAAACGTTTGAAGACGCAATGGAAGAAACAGGAAGAAAAGATGTCCCTGATTTTTCAGATTTGCCCAAAGACATGCGCAAGCGTTTCATTGCGTTATATAAAATGGAGGTTATTACGGAAGCTCTAAATGAAGGCTGGAAAGCAGACTGGGATAACTCGGATGAGAACAAGTATTATCCCTATTTCTTTATGTCTCCTTTCTCTTTCGCTTTCAGCGGTTCGGTTTGCGATCGTGCGTGTGCGTTTGCGGGTAGCGGGTCTCGCCTTTGTTATAAAACACGCGAACTTGCGGAATATTCGGCAAAACAATTTATTGACATTTGGAAAGACATCCAGATAGGATAAGCATACAAAGGTCGTCTGCCCTTGTCTCCTTTCTCTTTCGCTTTCAACGATTCGAATTACGATAATGCGTATGCGAATGCAGGTAGCAGGTCTCACCTATGTTGTAAAACTTCAAAGGGCAGAAACCTCACCTCTTGGTGGAAAACAACAATTCAAACGGTGTTGGTAGGTTTAACCCGAAAACTCTTATTAGAAAACAAAGGCTATGAAACGCTTTGGGAATTTATATCATCGCATCTATGATATAGATAATCTTTATCTTGCTTATTCTAAAGCTAAAAAGGGCAAAGGAAAAACGTATGGAGTTATTCAGTTTGAGAAAGATTTGGATAACAACATACTTTCCTTGCACAAAGAATTGTCGGAAAGAAGCTATATCACTTCTCAATACACGACTTTCATTATACATGACCCAAAGGAGCGTGAGATATACAGGCTACCATTTCGTGACCGTGTTGTGCATCACGCTATAATGAACATCCTTGAAGATATATGGACACCGATTTTCATTTCACACACTTATTCCTGTATCAAAGGAAAAGGCATTCATGGAGTGGTTAAACATTTGAAGAAAGACCTGAAAGATGCTGATGGAACAAAATATTGTCTGAAAATGGATATTTGCAAATATTATCCGTCAATAGACCACTCCATACTAAAACGTATCATACGTAAGAAAATAAAAGACATAAAGGTGCTTGCTCTTCTGGATGGTATTATAGATTCAGCACCTGGTGTTCCTATCGGTAACTATCTTTCCCAATTCTTTGCGAATCTATATCTTTCTTATTTCGACCATTGGATTAAGGAAGAAAAGCGAATTCCATATTATTACAGATATGCCGATGACATGGTGATACTTTCCAGCAGCAAGAAAGAGTTACACAGTATTCTTCTTGAAATCAACTCATATCTTAATGAGAAACTGCACCTGCAATTAAAGGGCAACTATCAGATTTTTCCGGTAGATAGCAGGGGAATAGATTTCGTGGGATACGTATTTTTTCATACGCATACATTGATGCGGAAATCCATAAAGAAAAACTTTTGCCGTAAAGTATCTGCATTAAACAAAAAGAATATAACCCCGCATGATTACAAAATGGCAATCTGTTCATGGCTGGGTTGGGCGAAGCATTGTAATTCTAAGCACCTTATTAAAAAGATTATTAAGAATGAAAAGATTCAGTGAATTAGGAATTGAAATTGATGCAGACCGACATATATTTCCAGTTCCGCAGGTTTCAATAACCGATATTCTTAACTGTGAAATTGAAATACTTGATTTTGAATCGGGTGTAAAAACACAGCATGGTTCAGACAGATATGTAGTAAAAATAAAACATGAAGGTACGGAATGCAAGTTCTTTACAAACTCCACTCCTATTAAAGAAGCCCTAAGCAAGATTTCCAAAAAAGACTTTCCGTTCATTACAACTATCAGAGTGAAGAAGTTGGGAGTTGGGAACAGCAAGATGTACTATTTTACTTAACCAAATTCAGCCGCAGAAAAGATCAGAGCTATTACCGTACTAAAAGCCGTGAGAGAAGCGAAGTGCGCACCGCTTCCCTTTAACCTTGTGCGGGCGGTTTAAAAACACAATACAATGGAAAATGAACTTGAAGAACTGTACAAGGAGCTGAACGAAGTCAAAGCTTGTGATTTGGAATATCTTCCCAAATACGGCTATTCTTCAAAAGAAGAAATCATTCAGCTTATAGAGGTAGACATTGAGGCGTTGCGCGCAGAACTCGAATGTAATCAATATGATTATACCCCCGATGAGCTCGAAGACGAAAGGACTAACCTCTGCCTGATGCAGGGGGTGCCAAGATATTGTTAAACTTTAAATATTAGAGAAATGGAAGAAAAAAATCAAGTAACAGAACTGCAAATCATTCAAGCTAAGCAGGCAGCCGAATTTGCAATGACACCGGTAGGACAGACCGTGAAACAGTTTGAGATTATGCAGCGCATGGCTAAAATGTACACTGAAAGCACAATTGTTCCGGATAACTACAAGGGGAATATTGGGAATTGTGTTATAGCCCTGGATATGGCAATGCGCATGGGATGCAATCCGCTCATGTGCATGCAGAACCTTTATGTCGTACATGGGAATCCAGCTTTCAGCAGCAAATTCCTTATAGCCACAATCAATGCAAGCGGGCGCTTCTCCCCACTCCGTTATGAGTTTAAGGGAGAGGAGGGCACGCTGGAATATGGATGCCGTTGCGTCGCCTACGAGTCGTCTGATAAGGAACACAAGGAGCCTCTGCATGGTGATTGGATTACTATGGGGATGGCTGAAAAGGAAGGTTGGGTCAAGAAATCCGGTTCCAAATGGCAATCGATGCCAAGCCAGATGTTGCGTTATCGTGCCGCCGCCTTTTGGCAGCGTGTATACTGTCCGGAGATTTCAATGGGATTAATCACCAAAGAAGAAGCCGAGGATATTCAGGATGCCGAATACGAGGAAATCAGACCAAAGGATAAATTGACTGCTCTGGCAGAAAAGGCAGCCGGAGTACAAGAAGCCACGGACTCTCCAGTTTCATCTGTAACCGAACAACCGAACCCAACATCAGGCAAGAATTCCACCCCTAAATCCTTACTGTAATGGAAGCGCAACACACATTGGAATGGTATCGTAAACGTTTGGGAAAAATCACCGGCTCACGTGTCGGTGATTTAATGAAATCCAGTCGCAAAAAAGATGAGATGTTCGGTGATACAGCCAAGTCGTACATTTACCAACTCGCAGCAGAAAGGGATATGAATCCGAATATTGTAGAAGACGATGAAGCGTTTGAAATATATCTTCAACAGAACGGATTTACTTCAAAGGCTATTGAATGGGGAAATACCCAAGAGGAAAACGCACGCAGACTATACATCAAAAAAACTGGAAGAAATATAGTTGAAACAGGTTTTTGCATTCATCCTAACATCTCCAATTTCGGTTCTTCTCCTGATGGATATTATTATGGTGATGATAGTGAAAAAGGAGTATTAGAAATAAAAAGCCCCAATCAAAATACTTATATGAAGTATAAGGTAGAAATAAGGGATAATGCAAGTTTATTGCTTACAAAGCCTGAATATTTCTTCCAATGTCAATCCCACATGATGGTTACAGGTGCAAGCTGGTGTGATTTTGTTGTGTATTGCCCATTCCAATGTAATCCAATTCATATAACAAGAGTACTTCCAGACCATTCTTGTTTTGATATGATTGAGAAACGTATAACCGAGGCAAACAAAATTATTAACCAAATACTGAATAGGAAATGAATTTAACTGGAAGCATTGATTTGCTAAAGCTCGAAAAGGCGGGCATAGCAACAATCAAGAACAAGAAATGCGTTGTCATTCCGATAGAGGAAAATGACTTGTACGTAAGCATGGACGAGAATTTAAAGGCGAAAGCTGTCTATCTGGGTGTCAATATCAATGAGCGTAGAGAGCCGAGCCAATACGGCAAGACCCACTACTGCAAACAATCCTTATCAAGACAATACAGAGAAGCCCACAAGCCGGAAACGGAAGCCAAAGCGAAGATTTACCTCGGCGATTTCAAACCTTACGAGTTTGAAGATTCTGGGAATGCGGCTGCAACGGTGGATGCTCCGGTAACACAAACTGACGATGATTCAGATTTACCATTCTGATGTATAACCTATAAATATATAATATCATGCTTTATGAATTCAAATTGAAGGTCAACAAGACCAACGAAAAGGGTGATGAAAAGGAAGTCACCGAACACTACATTACCGATGATGAGCTTTTCGGGCATGTAGAACTGAAAGGCAATGAACTGTACAATGGCGATTGTGACGTTTTCGCAATCAGCAGGAGCAAGATACGTGAGATTGTCAATAAAAAGCAGGAAGACGAATTCTTTTATAAGGTCACTCTCGTTGAGATTTTCGTAGACGACAACGGAAAAGAGAAGGAGAATAAATACTATGTTCTCCTTTCGGCAAAAGACATGGATGATGCCAATAGAAAGGCGGCAGAATACATGAAACAAGGGCTTCAAGACATGAAGCTGGACGCCATTGCCAAGACAAAGATATTAGACTTGATATAATTAACCAAACGCCCTCTGCTCACGCAGAAGCCCCGTGAAAGGTTCGGGTTAAGTGATTTATACTTTAGCTAATTGTTAACTACTCTTCCCGGTGTGGTTTGACCACCTATCCGGAAGCAATTTGTTAACCTGCCTGCCCGGTCTGTGAAGATATGGCGGGCAAACGGGGAATATGGTAGCGTTGAACGTATTGGACGGTTATTCTTTTTGATTGCCAATTAGTATTAGTTATTCATTAGTTTATTATCATCTACCATCCAGCAAAACAATGCGCTCTGTTCGATTCGGAGCTCCCCACTAAATATAACTTATCATGAAACTTACAATAACCAAATCCGAAGGTGCAATCATTCAGAAGCTTATCGGAGACCGAAAGTCAGACATTCATAATATTGGAGGTGATAGCAAACAGGCAGAGCGTCTAAGTAAGTTGAACAAGAAGATTGCAAGGCAGGCAAAGAAGTACTATAAAAGCGGTTAATAAACGACAAATATGTTATAAAGCATTGGAGCAAATCACCCCATATCTATAACAATGTGCTATCTTTGCGGCACTAAACAAATACACAGAATGGAAGTTATATTGGAATACCTTTTAAACAATTGGCCGTCATTTACTGTTGTGCTTATTGTTGGGGTTACCTGTTTTATTGTGGCACGTAAATTTACTAAATGGGAAGACCGCCACGACAGAAAGCACGAAGATTTAGAAAAAGGAATGCTTAATATTTCCTCTGATATGGGCGAAACCGCTTCAATGCTCAAATCAATCGGAGAAAACATGGAGACGATTGAAAAGGACGTTATAATACTCAAATCCGTTATGGCAATGAAATACAAGAACTTTATGGATGTTTTGTCTCTTAAACACAGTCCGAGAAAGCTAAACGATAACGGAGAGCGTATCTTGTCTGATATAAACGGGGATGAGTTCCTGCAAAGAAACAAAAACTTCCTTTTTGCAAAGATTGACGAGCAACGCCCTAAAACTGCTTTAGATGTAGAATTAGCTGCAAACTTCGTACTTTTGTCAAATATGAATAACGATATATTCAACGATTTAAAGATTTTCGTTTATAATGCTCCTACTTATATGATGAAAGACGGGGAAGACGGACAGCGTCCTTACGATTTGGATATGAACGACATTTGTTTCGTTCTAAGTCTTCCTTTGCGTGATATGTATTTGGCTGAACATGAAGAAATACTGACAGATTAACATCGGTCATTTGTTTACATCTCCTCTTTTGAGGAAACTAAAGCGGTGGAATTTAGGTTTCACCGCTTTTTTCTTGCGTTTTCCTTTGGCATTTTGATTTGAGTGTGTATCTTTGCGGTGCAAGTTCGCCAAGCCTGCACAACATAATTATTGCTAATGGGATTTTTTATATCCCTTTGGGAACTTATACTGTAAAGATATAAGGCTGTTGTACCCTCGTGGATACCCATTGCAATATATGTGTATCAGGTTTGGCGACTTTGAGGGGCGACAGCCTTTCTTGTTTTAAATAACTCAAATTTCATTCACAGAATGCCAAACCTGATGAAATTAGAGCAGAAGCGAAGTATAGTAACTTCTACATCTACGTTGGTTGCTAACGTAAAAGCAGCGTCCATGTTATTAATGTTGGTTCTCACCTTCATTAACCCAATCCTATTTATCATACCACTTATCGTATGTTTTCTTTCAGCGAAGAAAGGAGGTTCATTATTATGAGAACACCTAAACAATACGACCTTTCAGAACTGAACAATTTCTTTAATGAAGTGATTACTCCCGACCAACTGGTTTCCGAACTTGTGGATTTATTGTTTGATTATGCTTTATCCTTTGATGAAGATAACGCGAAGGCGTTTAAAAAGGGAGTGGATACGATATATATCCTATACCACGAGCTAACCAAAATAAAGGAATAACGAACGCAACATTATGTAAACTGTATGAAGCGGGCTATTTATTAGTAGCCAGCCTCACTTTTCTATTGAGTAAAAATAAGATTTATAATATGAAGACAAATCAAATTATGGTTCGCCCAATGGGCGAGTTTAAGGTAACACAACGAACTTGTGATGGAAAATTCGACTGTACAAATTTGCTTGCGCAATGGAATAGTGCTAATAAAAGTAATCCTAAAAAGATTACTGAATATTTAAGGCTAAAGGAAACTAAAGAGTTTGTAAAAGCATTGCTGGAAGAGCCTGAATTTAAAAGTGAGAATTATCACCTTTTAGAAAGTGATGATTATAAAGACTTTCCAAAATCTATTGTTGTTGTTACAAGAGGAAAGAATGGAGGTACATGGATGACGCCTCTTATGTTTTTAGATTTCGCCATGTGGTTAAATCCTACATTCAAAGTAAAGGTTCTAAAATTCATTCAAGACGAAATGATTAAATTCCGCAATCTTTCGGGAGATGCTTATCCAACCATGTGTAAAGCAGTAAAATCTATCCTGCCCGAAGATATATTCAGAGAGAAAGTAAAAGACCTCGCCCGTTCTCTTAATATCATAGTTTATGGGAAACATGAAAGTGAAATGAGAAACAAAATTGCAGACGAAAGCAAATTGAGGGAGTTATACGAACTCGAAATGAATATTGCGCAATGGATTGAAATAGGCATAGTAAAGAACTACCAGCAATTAAAGTCTGCACTCATTAACCTATACTACAAAAAGCATCCGAATGTTCTCCCGATATGAAACCCTACATAATCACTTCTATGGCTCTCATTACATATAGCGGCAAGAAAATACCGCTTACGGTAATAGAGAGCCATATATTGACAAAATCTTTGGAGATAACTAAAGAAAGAATACTCGATACTTTCTCCATGATGAAAGATAAGCCGGTGGATGTGGAACTTAAAATCAAATATATATGAAGAAAAAAAGAGAGTATATTACAATCACAACCGAGACGGACATATATTTAGACGATTATTTCGATGATTTTATGACCGTTGCCTCTGATGAAGATTTGATTGAAGAAATAGAAAAACGAGGGCATGTGGTATATAAAAAAGGAATCCCTATTACTCCTTTTGGAGAGCAACCTATTGAATTTAACAATCCAGCCGATTTAAAAAGGCATTTATGCGACATTGCCAATGTAGGCTATTGTATATCCAATGAAGAACTTATCAATGAAATAAAATCAAAACTACCATAGATTTGAAGAAATGAAATCAAAATACTTTGCAAGGAAAACAATAAACAAATACGGAACATTCGACAGTTCTCACGAATATCAATATTACATTTCTCTTTTGGACAGGCAGAAGAAAGGCGAGATATATGGGCTTAGAAAACAAGTAAGCATAGAAATTATACCCAAACGTGTTGTGGATGACATAAAGCATCTAAAAACGAAAGACAAAGCGATAAAACGTGTGGATGAGCATAATGCGGTTTACACTTGTGATTTTGCCTATTACGACAATGTGATAGACAAATATGTAATGTTAGAATTTAAGTCGCCAATAACGGCAAGACTTCCCGATTATATTTTGCGAAGGAAGCTTGTCAAACAAGCAATAGATAGACACAACAAGCGTAAGGCGCTTAAGCATTGGGTGTTTGTTGAGGTAATTATGGATGACAAGGGAAGGAAGAAAGTAAGCAAATATAAAGGAAAAGATTGACAAATGGTTATTTGAAAGATGTATGACAATGGCAAAAGATAGCTTTATAATATATAAGTCTTTCTACAAACCTATATCAAGATTATCAGACAAACAGCTTGGACGATTATTCCGTGCAATTTTCAAGTATCAACTTGGCGAGGAGGTTACGGTAGAGGAGGACATTGAAATGGCATTTGGTTTCTTCATCAATCAATTTGAGATAGACGAAACTAAATATCATGGCATTGTCGAGAGAAACCGGAACAACGGGCGTAAAGGTGGTGCTCCGATTGGAAATGGCAACGCAAAATCGAAACAACCCAAACAACCCAGTGGGTTAAATTCAACCCAAACAACCCAAAACAAGCCTAATGAAAATGATAATGAAAATGATATAGAGAAAGAATCTCCTAACGGAGATAAGAAAGCGATTCCCAAAAACAAGGAAGTTGATTTGTCTTTTGTTGATGAGGGTTTTAAAGATGCATTTAGGGAATGGCTTGGATATAAGCGCGAGCGAAGGGAAAGCTATAAATCTGACAAGTCGCTAAAAATGTGCTATAATCATCTATTAGAGTTAAGTGACAACAATCCCCAAAAAGCAAGATGTATTGTTGAGCAATCAATTGCAAACAACTATTCCGGATTATTTGAACTAAAAAATTATGGAAAGAATCGGAAACCTGATACTGAACCAGACAAAAGCTCCGCCGGTATCAAATCAATTGTCTTCGGCAAACAAAGCTAATCAGAAACAATGGAGCAAGGAACAGGCTGATATGTACTGGCGCAACCAACTTGTAATTTCTATGAAATCCATTTCACCGACCTTTACAATTGATGACAGCAACCGCCAACTGTTGAAAGCTCTTTATCAATGGATATGGGGAATGCCTGGAATACTTGATTTAGATAAGGGACTGTTATTACACGGTTCTATCGGGGTAGGCAAATCCACTTTACTGAAAGGGTTACAGAATTATGCGGCGAAAATTGCCCGCTATTGTATTGGTGGTGCGGATGCCGGATTGACCTTTCAATTTACCAGCGCTGCCGAGATTGCCTTACAGTTTGCCGAGAAGGGAATTGCCGGGTTAAACCAATACACAGACAGGTCATGTATGCACAATCTTGCCATTGACGAAGTAGGTAGGGAGCCAATGGATGCCAAGCACTTTGGTACGGGCATCAATGCCATTCAGACCGTTTTGCAACTGCGCTATGAGCAGAGATATTGTTTCTACACCCACATGACTACCAATCTTGACCCGAACACGGAGTTTTCCGGGCGGTATGGGGATTATATTGCCGACCGGGTTAAGGAGATGTTCAATGTGGTTAAAATTGAAGGTAAAAGCCGAAGATAGATGGCAAAGAAAAAAGAACCCCTCTCCCCCGTCCACTGCCGCCAGTGCTCATACGCCAAAGACTTTATCGGAAACTCATGCCTCTGTAAGGCTAAAGGTCATAGGGTATGCGCATGTGACAGGTACGGAAGGATATGTGAGAATTTTAAGAAAAAATGATTATGGACACAGAACTTGAAAAGAAAATCGAACAATTGGAGCAGCAGCGTGATAATGCGATGCGCATACGCTGCCCGTTGGTGGCAAAGAGATTGACAAACTTGCCAAAGAGAGCAGAAACAAGAGTACGGACAAGGCAGAACACGCAAAGCAATGACTACCGATGCAGCAACCAAGATAATCAGCAAGTATGAGAACCTTGTGGTACTCTGCACTTATAACATTCTCTTCACGAACGACATCTGTTGCGGGCAGGTTATCGAGAGCCTGCATGCGATGAAGAGAACGCCTTATTACAGACAGGCATTCAAACGGTATTTGAATGATGCCGACAAGGCAAGAAAGGAATATGAGCGTACTGTAAACAGCGTTATCGGTTCAGACCGGAGCGAGTTCTTCGCCGACTGCAACGACAAGTACACGGAAGAAGTGAACAAGCACGTGGATATGTTGTATTGGCAGTTCAAGCAGGTTCTTGACGATAACGGCATATCTCATTCCGCAGAGATTGCAAGATTTGAACTTGCAAGGACATTGTGCGATTACTCCTGTATTCAGTTCGACGAAAGGATTAAAGAACTTCGGAAGAAAGATGCACGGTTTAACGGGTTTACGTTGGAATACCTGAAGCTTTCCAATGTGGCAAGGATGATGAACCTTGCTTCCGACAGTTTGAAAATCGGGAAAACGGTCAATATGAACACAGAGCGGTGCACGGCGGCGTTTGATGTGCTGGTAAGAAAGCTGTCGGATGCGGATAATATTGCCAACGCGATAAAAGTTTAGTGAGATGAAACCTATTTATAACCTTATAATTCTCCTCATGGACTGGCTTTCGGTAGAGGTTGGAAAGGATGAGGAGTGGTTCTGAGTAATACCCCAATCAAATTTATGAATGTATTATCGCTTTTTGATGGAATAAGTTGTGCTCAAATAGCATTACGGCAGCTTAAAATCATTCCGGACATATATTATGCTTCCGAGATAGATAAGTATGCCATTGCTCAGACGCAATTAAACTTTCCCAACACGATACAGCTTGGAAGTGTCACTGATATTGATGTGTCAAAATTGGAGCCTATAGACCTTCTTATGGGTGGTAGTCCTTGCCAGTCTTTCAGTTTTGCCGGGAAGAGAAACGGGATGTCTACTAAAGACCATGAGGAAATCTATACTCTTGACCGCTATCTTGAATTAAAGTCGGAAGGATTTCAATTTGAAGGACAGAGTTATTTATTTTGGGAATATATGCGCATTCTTGTTGACATCCGTAAATACAATCCCGATGTATTGTTTTTATTGGAAAACGTGGAAATGGGTAATAAATGGGAACGTGTATTGAGCGAGGCCATAGGCATATATGGTGTACATATAAACTCTGCATTGGTTTCCGCACAAAACAGAAAGCGCATTTATTGGACGAATATAAGAACAAGACGTGAGGGATTGTTCGGTGAGCTACATTCGGATATTCCACAACCGGAAGATAAAGGTATTGTATTAAAAGATATATTAGAAGATGAAGTTGATGAAAAATATTACGTCTCTTCAAAATATATGTCTGATTTTATACAAGACGAATGGAGATTAAAGAAAAAATACACTCAAATCAATGGAACAAAAGCTCTGCCACAGATGGCACGACAATATCAAAGTTGGTGTGGTGACTATATCAAAACAGAAATGGATACGAATTTGATGATACAGCGCCCTCGCGGTAATAACAAAGGTGGTATATTCACGGAAAAGACACCGACATTATCGGCGAATTCATGGGAGCATAACAATTTGCTATGCAATCGGCAAATAAGAAATGTTAAGTCTGCCGGAGAAAAAGCCAATGCCTTTTTATCAACCTCGTACAAAGGCTCTCAAGCAAACGGCATGACGCTTACAAAACATCACTCCCGCATACGCCGCCTCACCCCGACCGAATGCGCACGGCTCCAAACCGTACCCGATTGGTATAAATGGGAATGTTCCGATACAAGACAGTATATAATGCTTGGTAATGGCTGGACGATAGATGTGATTGTGCATATATTGTCTTTCATGAAAAAATAAAGTAAGAGCTATGAGCATTCTCAAACAAAGACATCATGGTGTAAGATGTGTGTATCTGAGGATAATAGAGAGTGGAACAGAGGAAAGCAAATTAAAAAATAATCTATATGACAATAGCATGGTTTTCATGCGGTGTAACATCCGCAGTCGCCTGTAAAATAGCATTGAGCCTGTATGAAGATGTACAGCTCTACTACATCGAGACTGGCTCCGGTCATCCTGACAATCACCGTTTTATTATTGACTGTGAAAAGTGGTACGGCCAGTCGATTCATACTATCAGAAGTGACAAGTATCTTAATGTAGAAGATGTGTTGACTAAGAAAAGATTTATTAATGGTCCTACTGGCGCAGCTTGCACATTCGAACTAAAGAAACAAGTTCGTTACAAGCTGGAAAAAGAGTTGGGAAATTGGGACGGTCAAGTCTGGGGATTTGATTTTGACCCGAAAGAGATTAACCGGGCTATCCGATTTAAGCAGCAGTATCCGGACACAAAGCCGCTATTCCCACTTATTGAAAGGCAGATTACCAAAAAGGATGCGATGGGAATGCTTTGGAAAGCAGGCATTGAAATCCCCGCTATGTACAAGATGGGCTACAATAACAACAACTGTATTGGTTGTGTGAAAGGCGGTATGGGCTATTGGAATAAGATACGTAAAGACTTCCCACAAGTATTCGACCGGATGGCAAGGATTGAACGAAAAGTCGGTGCGACATGTCTAAAAAACAAAAACGGGCGTATCTTCCTTGACGAGTTATCCGCATGGAGAGGTGACCCAGTGGAAGAAATTGTACCAGATTGCTCACTTATTTGCCAGATAGAGTTTCAAGAGATACTTGATAGGCAGGTAGAACGAGTTTTGAAAGGAGAAATTGGCATTAATGATGTAACATGAAGAAAAGAATAAGAAAAAAGATGCAGAAATACCAGTATCGGTATAAGCTGCACCAATACTTGAAGTATGCCCGCCAATGGTGTTGCGTTCTGGCATATAATGGTAAAATATACGCGTTGTTAGACGATGGTAGAATTGTAAAGGAGAACGGGCAATTATGAATATAAGGAAAATAAAGAAGCATAACCCTCAATCTTTTTTAGACGATTTGAAACGGGTAAGAGAAATCATGGTCTATGCAGCGCATACCAACTCCTACTATAAGATTCTTAAACATGAATTGTTGAGAGACGCCGAAGAGAAAGCCATCACGTACTATATGACGGATTATATATTCGCCAGAAAGCGTGATGTCATGGTAATAATTTAATCGAGAAAAATATGAAACAGACATTGGAAGAAGCAGCAAAAGGATTTGCAAAATCAGTAATTGATTCATTTGGAAGAAGAGGAGTTCCGAGTGGTATTTCCGATATTAAGGAATTTATTGCTCTTGGTTTTGAAAACGGCTCTGAATGGCGTATCAATAGCGTGTGGCATGATGCAAGCGAAGTGCCGGAGGAAAGGAGGTTTTGTATTTATATCCTTTCGGATGGCACTTATGGATGTGGATATTATCATATAGAAGATAACACTATTTGGTATGCACGATTTGCTGATGTTGTCAAATGGGCATATTTTCAAGATATAACACCTAATATGGAGAACTAAAGTATGAAACAGACAGTAGAAGAAGCAGCAAGGAAATATGCTGACGATAAATGTCAAGAACGTGGAGTTCCAAAGAAATATAGATTGCATTTCGATTTTGATAGATATGACATTGAACAAGGGTTCAAAGCCGGTGCTGAATGGCTTGCAAATCGGATTAAATCAATCATGCAGGACGATTCACTGACAGACGGAGAAGTCATAGAGAATATTCATAAACTCTTAAATTTATAATGACATGAAAGAGGTATGGAAAGACACAAAAGGAGTGTTTGGGTATCAAGTTAGTAATTTGGGACGAGTTAGAAGCATTTTTAGTAGATGGGGGAAACGAGCGTATCCAAGGATAATGAAAGGTTCTATAGATTCTCATGGATATGTTCAGGTAACAATTAGCATTAATGGGGAAAGGAAACTAATGTTTGTGCACAGGCTTGTTGCAAAAGCATTTATACCAAACCCTTTAAATTTAGAGATGGTAAATCATAAAGACGAGAACCCTTTAAATAATAATGTTGATAACTTGGAATGGTGTACAAGGTCTTACAATAACTCCTATGGGCATGCGACTGATAGTTATCGAAAAAAGATTTGTTGCATACATGGAGAAACTGCTTACGTTTTCAAATCAATAAAAGATGCTTCAATTAAAATGAATATTCCAACAACATCTATTTTCAACTCATTAAAAAGACGTTCGCCAATGGTTAGCAGAGGTCTTATGTTTTATTATGTTGGTAAAAACGAAATCCCCTCTTTCGATGAGATACTCGAAGCCAACAAGGATGTACTGGAACGGATTAAAGAGAAAGGAGATTGAATTATGTTTAGGACAAAAAAAGATGAAAAATTAAGATTGGACTTAGTGAAACAAGCTGGGTTCACATTAGACGAAGTACCATTGGTTTATGCTTTCATAAAGGGGACTGATGAAGCACTGTCGGAGTTGCAAGAGTTCCGACAGTGGAAAATGTACAAAGAAAAGCAAAAGGTTGGATACAATCTTTAGGCTTTCTCTACAAGCAATGAGATAACAAATACTGGATAAGGCTGTCCGTCTTTTCCGATTTGATGGTTGAATGTAGTAGAAACAATCTGTTTCACAGTCCACCCATTTTCGTTTAATTGCTTGGTTACATCATCTAAATTCATTCCATAGGAATCAATGACGTTGAAACGTCGAGAGAAAGTTAGAACTCTTTGTTGCATAATCATAAATGTTTAAAATTAGACAAAAACAAATAAATTTGAAATAATACATTGAACATGAAAATTATATTTCTTGATATAGACGGAGTAATTTCCACGGAAAAGTCACATTATGCACTTGATAAGGATGCGTGTAATTTACTTGGCAAGATTATAGACGCTACGGATGCCAAGATTGTTATTTCGTCATCATGGAGAAAAAATACTGTGGAAGCTACAAAAGAATATCTCACCACCATAAGCCACTTTGTGCCTTTCCAGTTCCCATACGCTGATAGAATTGTCGGAGTAACAATAAGAGCGTATGCTTACGTTATGCAAGGTGTTCACCTTGCTATTCCTCGTGGAGTTGAGATAAAACAATGGATTGACACTCATATCCACTCTGAAAATGGGAAAAATTGGAACTATAAAGATATTGGGGTTGATTTTAATTACGTGATACTGGATGATGATAGCGATATGCTTCTTGAGCAAGCTGAACACTTTGTAAAGACTGATACCCTATTGGGATTGTCGAAAGATGATGTTGAGCGAGCTATTAAAATATTGAACCAATGAGAAAAGCAGACAGAATAATCAGAGACAGACATTCCCGCATCCCGGACAAATACAAGAAGGTTGACACTACTGTCAACGGTGATGCGGAAAGCCTTGCCGAACAACACAAGGAAGTGGAGAGGTAATTGTTTCCTTTACGCCTTAACAAAACTACTATTATTTACGTCACAAAGGACAAGCAAAATGAAACATATGCTGCAAAAGCACGTAAACGTATGGGGATAGCAGAGCCTAAGAAAACGTTTGTAGACCCGCTTTCGGAAGAGAACATTACCAAGCTATACAAGGAAGAAAACATACCACCCCGCAGAATGGCAGAAATGCTGAATGTAAGTGTAAGGACGATATATCTAAGGTTGGCTAAGTATGGACTTACAAAAGTGAAATGCAGATAGCAAGCTTACAGACACAACGATATAACCCTTGCCAAAACAGCAAGCGGTATTACCCAATGGATGAATCGTTCAAGGCGTTCTAAACGTTCCATTGGATAACCCGGAAAAGGCGGCAATAGTCCATGTAAAGGACATTGTCCGCCAATTCAAGCAGTTCGTCTATGTAATCCCTTTTTCGCATCACGTTCAAGTTTTCTACGTTGTTTACGATTTATGCCGTTTGCTGCGGCGAGACTATTCAGCGTTTCCTTCTGTTCGGGAGAAAGCATGCTATATACTTCTTCCCGTGATTTGCCTGATAAGATGGCTTGTACTATTTTCCACATAAGCTACGTCTGCAATGTTCACACAAAAATTTCTTTGCTACCGGAAACATCTTCTGCCCCACATACCCACTAAGATACTGCGCCTCTTCCCCGTACGGGTCGATGCCAAATGCACGTGAGATATGCCGGCATAGATGCCCCTTTTCATGGTCGAAAGAGTTCTGAAACTCTTCCGGCGAAGAAGTAAGAGCAATAACCATTACGGTCTCTCTGTTCCGGATATTGGAATAGGTGATGCCTGTGTTCAGATTACATGCGCGCATGTTCTTATAGGCATTCACCAAATCCAATCCCCTGCATCCTACCCGTTGAAGATCGGCGATGATGCGGTCGGTATAATAGCAGTCCACTGCGTAATATACCCTCACTTCCCAATCATAGTCCGGTATGTAAAACTCCTGCACTATCATGACCTTTCTTCTTTTCTTTCCTCCAGCATGTCCTCCCAGGGGATAGGAACCCCCTTGCCGATGCAGGTGGCGTAGAATTCATCGAACGCACGGCACGGGTCGCCGTCAATATCGTCGAGGTACAATTTCACATGCACGCACAGGTGCGCTTCATCCGCAAGGGATTTCTTGTAGAAATCGGCTTTCAGCATATTGGCGACATAGCAGACGTCGTACAGCTCGTCATGTTCAACGGTTATCCCGTTCCGTTTCAGCATTTCGTCCACCTCGCTCTTCGTCCACGGCACAAGACTTTTCTCCTTGCCAGTGGAGTCATCCTTCACCTTCATCCTTGAAATGGCAAACTGTGCCATTCTCTTTGAGAAATGCCACCCGTAGCAACCAAGATACTGCTGCATTCCCGGGGGAAACTTGTCGTATATATCCAATCTTTGTCCCATAGTCTTTTTCTGTTTTAATAAACTGGTAAAAGAGGGGATTACTCCCCTCTCCATTACATGAACTCCCCGTTGGCGCGTCTGCGTCTACGTTCGCTCATATCTTCGCCATAAGGCTGTGCGCTGCGGCGTTCGCTGTAAATCGGATATTCCGGGAAGTAACCCGGCATACGGCGTTCGCTCATGTCCGAACCACCGCTATAACTTCCGCCGCGTGAGCCACCGCTATTACGATAACCTATTTCGCCGCCCTGCATCTCACGCATGGCTTTCTCGTAACCATGACGGAAACCCTCTTTGTAGGCTTCTTCCATAGGATTACCGCTTTTCATACCGAAGTCACGGTCATATTCACCGCGTCCTTCTTCCAATATTTCCCACATTCCCATATTATTTCTTTGTTTTAGATGTTTCAGCCACTCCGAGCTGCTCCATAAGTCGTTTATTCAAATCCATAAGGTCAGACATATTCTTGCTCATTTCTGCCATTTGCCCTTTCAGAGAGGATATTTCCTGCTCCTGACGCTGTTTCTCTGCAAATTCAGGGTTTAGGAGCGTCAGCATCTTGTCACATCCCGCAATGACGGAGTTATGAAAGTCCATACTGTTGATGATGTCTATGCTTTTCTGCTTCATAGAAGCGACCTCGTTATTCATCGCATCACGCGAGCATGATACCACAATATTGCCGTTCTGCCCGAAATCGGCTATATCCATGCCGGCAGGAAGGTTTTGAAATGTGGTGTTTTGTCCGTTAATGCAGACCACAATATCCACAACCATTTCCATTTGAGGCGTTTGCCCCATAGGAGTAGCCATAGGATATTTCGGTTTGGGAGCTGAAACGCTGACTACCGGGCCGTATTCGATATACGGATTGGCATCCTTATGAAGTATATATAACTGGTTATTGGTACGAAGTGATTGAAACATAATGATTTGGTTTTAATAGACCCCGGACGACAAAATATGTCCCGGGGTCAGGTTAACTACTTGCTCTTTTGAGCGGTTGCTTCTGCTGTCGCCGCCGACGTGGTTGTCGGACGATACCCACCGTTGACAAGAAACAGCTCATTGGTGTACTTGTTATAGTGGATTTCGTAGATACCCGTTCCGGCAAGGTTGCCGACAGTCACCGGCTCATTGTTGTAAGCCAGCAACGGTCTTGTGTCCCCATTAGTCCCTATCAGTATCGGGAGCGTAGCGGTCGTGCCGGCAGGTATTGCCTGACGGAGACTTACATAGAAACCACCTACATAGTCCCTGTTACGGAACGCATGATTAGGAAGTTCCAAAGTCACGTTCTCCGTGCCGACCGTTACGGCTACCGTAGGAAGGGTATTGTAGTTCACCCTGCCCAGTGAAGGAAATGGGAAGGGAAATCCTGTAAAAAAGTTAGGCCACATAATTACCTCCTTTCTTACCGGAATTAACCCCAGTAGTTGTTGCATCCGCATCCGTAACCGCCGCGACCGTATGCGGCATCGCCGGCATAGGCGCCGAAAGCGGCTGCACGGTATGTGTCAAGGTTTACGCCGACAATGTTCGGGTATTGCACGGGAACAGTGTTGGGCAACTTACATTTGATACCGTCAACGTCGCTCTGCAATGCCTGCAAGCCTGCTGCCAGAGGAGCAATCTGTTGCCCTACCGCATTCAGAATAGTGGCGTTCTGGTTACGTTGAGAGATTTCGGCAGTCAAAGTGGATTTCTCTGCCGTGAGAGCGGCAATCTTGTCCTGCAATGCCTGGTTCTGCATGGCATCCAGCTTGGCAATGATAGCCTGCGTATTGGCTGTTGCACCGTCACGCAATGACAAAGTGTTCTGGTTGGCCGTGTTGACCAAAGTGTTGGTCTGGTTGCACATGGCAAGCTGGTTCTCGTAGCCCATCGTCGTGATGGCATTCTGTGTCTTGCAGCAGCAGTCGGCCAACTGTGTCAGTACGGCCTGATTACCTGATTGGAAGGCGTTGATGATTTGCTGCGAGGACATGCCGACCTGGTTGCCGACATTGGCGATAAGCCCCTGAATGTTGCACAATGCGCTTTGTAACTGTTGGGTAGAGCAGTTCAAAGAAGAAGCAAGCTGGTTGATGGCATTGCCATTGCCCTGAATGGCTGACATCAGGTATTCACGACCGACATCACCGTTAAGCTCGGCAGGCAGACCGCCGCCGTTGCCGAAACGGTTACCGAAGCCGTTGCCGCCCCAACAGAACCATAGCAGGATAATCCAGATGAACCACCACGAGCCGCCCCATTGGTCTTGGCTGCCACGTCCCTGGTTAAGTAAAGCGAGAAGTCCGGGGTCTACACCCTTGCTTCCCATCAAGTTGGGCAACATAGCCATGATGTCGAATTTGCTTCCGCCACCATTTCCGTTGTTCCCGTCTTGATTGAAGACATACGTTCTTTCCATAGAGATTTATATTTTGTATTACGGTCAAAATCAACCGCATCACAAAAGTATCTAAATGGTACTCCTTATAAAATTCTATGCTTCACTTGCGTGGGAACTTTGTTTCACTTTGTCGTGAAGAAATCTTCCAGTATTTTGGCATATTTTATTTTTTTTATCTGATATATGTTTTTTATACCAAATAAATATAATAATTTTGCAACAAAGGACGAGCGCCAACAGCACGTGGATATAAGTGAAGGGATAACGGAGCATAACGCTATCCCTTCATATTATCTGCTTCTTTGTATGGTTGATGATGAAAGATATGCTTCTTGTGCTTAGGCCTGTCCGTTCCCTTACTTTGTTATATAGATATTCTTTTGACACATAGCGACCTGCAACACCAAGTTTTTCTATCTCTTCACGATAGATGTCGTGTACCAAGTTATCGCGCAAAATGGAAGAAATTCTTCTATTATTCCCGGATTTACACATAAGATTCAGTTTTTATTATTATTTTTGTCGTGCCAACAAGATTCATATAAATAAAGTAAGCACGTAGAATGTTTAAATTAAGGCATTTGCCCCATCCACAATCTACGTGCTACGTTTATATAATGATTCTTGTTGGCGCTTGAATCTGTGTGGGTGGGGCTTTCTTTTTACTCTAAGCCCCCGAAAGAGTGCCAGCGACAAGCCGACTTCTACATCGTTAATTTCTTTCTTACCATACAAATAGATTAATATATAATTTTCTCGTAAATGTGTATTTTCTATATATAATTTTTATAAGAATGTGTATTTTGTGGGGTTTTGATGAATTATTGTTGCTTAATCCAATAAGTTCACCTCTATGATATTGCTAAAATTACCACTGCCACAAATTATAACTCACCCCAGCCCCAACATAAAAACCGCCTGGATACCCATATCCAGCCTGTAACCCCAATCCCCAACGCTTCTTCTTCGACTTAATGGGTACCGGATGATAGACGTCATTTGTCACCGTCTGATAAACCGTCTTCGGATACACAGTCATACTATCCAGCCGTGGGTCTACATATCCGCTCACCACCGCACGATACAGGCTATCTTCATACACAACCTTTCTGCGATGAAGCAAAGTATCACCTATACGTATAGTATCATTCGGTAATATCTGCCAAAAGACCGCTATCGGTGCGGAGATAAGAACCGTATCAGTCTTGACAACCGTCTGTATCTTTGTTTCGGTACGTATTTCTGCCGGCAAAGGCTCGAGCGGGCGGAACCACGCCGCCACACAAGCGATTGCCAGCAATACAACTAATATCCACGGAAACTTTCTCATATTTTTTTCCAATTATCCTTTAACCAAGTGATTTCACCTTCGGTAAAGCTGCGGTCGGCGATGATGATTTTGCCGTGGCAGCCGATAAAATAGTTTGTACTATTTAGCCATACTTTACCTATCAACAATAAGTCACCATCTTCATAAGTTGAATTTAATAGTCCTTTGCCGTTATAGGATGTTTTAGTCTGCCATGTGATTCCATTTGGAAATACAACTTCTACATCTCTACCTAAGGATGTACTATATTCTTTTCCATTAACAATCCACTCAAATTTAAATAATTGGCCGGGAACACTTCCATTCTCTTTGTATTTCGATAAAAAGTATTTTACACCTGTTTTATCAAACCACGTCCTCTCCGCCATCACCGTGTAATCCGTTAATATCGGGAAGCCGTAGCACGCTGCGTACATCTTGCCGTCGTAGCAGAGCTGGTTGGGGTAGTCAGGGATTTGGGTAAAGCAAACATTATCTTGGCAAAGATTATTACAGACAATACCAACTCCAGTATTAGTTTCTACACTATAACTCATTGGCAATTCATAGATGCCGTCTTCATTTATAGCAATATCTGCACCTCTATTCCCATTTTCATCATACCAACGATAAGTAAAATTATCATTAACTATTCCTTTTACTTCTACTTTAAAAGCTGGAATATCACTAAGGCTGGTGAACTGAAATAACCAACCTGCTGGATGTCCTGCTAATGAACAAATTTTATCATCTTGTCTTTCTGTATATGGTAAATATGCTGAATTAATACGTAAGTCAGAAAGAAAGTCAAATTTATACACTCCCATTCCGCTATTCAGCTTACCCTTACCGCCGTACAGGTAGGCGTGGTTGCCGTTGCCGCTAAGGTCTTTTAGAATAGAAGTGGGAAGCTGAGTGATGGTAACATCTACAACACCGACTTTAGAAAACCCAAAACCAAAGTACAATCCATTATCTTTAAATTCATATACTCCGTCTTTATCAATAACGGCTTTCGTGCCGTTAATATCTCTAACATTCAACGGATTATCAGCAGTTACACCTTGCACTAATATTTTTATATCTGAATAAGGTTCTTTATTATCCTCTACAATCCCTTGAATTGATTTAGCCTCTGTAATATGAATAGTGCTACCTGTTATAGTTGCAATACCTCTACTGTCTAAATAGCGCCATGTAGTAAAGTCCTCTGTATAACTCTCTATTACATCGAAATTCGTTATACCCTGCTTCTTCGGGTCGTAGATAGCCTTGATGTGCTCTTTCATACCAGTGGGCCAGACAAGACCGCCACCGCCCGAAGCGGACGGGAAACCGACAGACGGTATACCTATAGCAGGCAAGCCGATTACGGGGATAGTGATGTTGGGGATCGTGATTGGGTTCATAGGCTATTCCTCTTTAATCATCTTAGCTTCTAATACTTCGGTAGCACTTCCGATTGTAATGTTTATGCCATTTGCTATCCCTACGATACGGAAAATCGTATTGGACGCACCGTTATATTGGGATGCATTGGGGTAAAGAGGAGCAGGCTCCAAATCATCGATTCCCGCAAAGGCGGTAACTAACCCGCCCTTATTCTTTATCTGTATGGTAACGGGATTGCCGTCGCTGACAAATGTTGCGTAATACGCGTTCTCGCTTTCGTTCTTTTCAAATGATAAAATTTCTGCTGCCATGATGTTTACTTTTTAGAGTTATTCAAATAGTTCATAATTCCCTGTACATGCAGGTTAACTATTGCCCGTTTGCCCTCTTCCGATAATAAGAAGTCAACATCTTCTCTATTGTCTTGGAACAGGTTCTCTGTAAGGACTGCTGGGCACTTTGTGTGCTTCAGGATATAAAACCCACTTTCCTTATCAGGGTCGCCGTCTGACATATCCTTGCGTATCTTCGTGCCCGGCAAAAGTCGTCCGGCTGCCGCATATAAGCTATCAGCTAATTTATCAGCTTTCGTCTGACCTATGGAAGTCCATGCTTCCCAGCCACGTGCCTGCATCCATTCCGAACCGTTACCCGCTGCATTGCAATGAATAGAAACAAGAAGTGTATCACTCGCTTTGTATTCGTTTGCCCGGCGGCAGCGTTCGGATAAAGGAACGTCTATTTCTTCTTTGACGATGCGTTCGGCATCAATGCCTTTCTTTCGCAGTTCCGCTTCCAATCGTACGGCAATCTCACGAGCATACGCATATTCTTTCAATCTTCCGTCCGGTGAACACTTGCCCGGAGTGTTGCTTCCGTGTCCGTTATCAATCAATACTTTCATCCTGTACGTCCCCCTTGAAGTATTTGTCATAAACCACACGAGCCACCCAACCGACAACAGCGCCGACACCGAATGACACAACAGTAGTCAAGTTTACCCAAAACGGAGTGTAGTGCATGTAAAGCATAACTCCCACGATGATAGCGATAACAATCGCTGCGATAATCAATTTCTTTTTCATTTTGTTACTCCTTATCTTTAGTTATTATTTCACTCATATCTTCTTTCTCAACATCGAGTACTTTTTTACCGAATAGTCCTAATGCTTTTAGTAAGTTGAAATTATATCCTTTGGGCTTTAGAATGTTACTTATAATAGAGCAGAACTCTATAAAGCAGACAAACAGGCATGAATACACATCAATATTCCACTTGCTTCCGGAAGCGATGTTTATCATCACCACCATACATACAAAAGCGAAGTAAGTCACCATCTTACCCATAGTCCTGCGGATAGCACTGGAAAAGCGCACTTCTTCGCCCATCAACAGGCTTTTCCTCACTCCAAATGCCAAGTCACACACTACGACTGAAAATGTCACTATCAGCCACGGTATCATGTGTTCCAATGACTGCATAATAAAGCTACTCGCTATTACCGAAAATCCCCCAGGTATGCTTTGGGTAATAATGTTATTCTGCATCTTATCGTTACTTTTACAATTATCCGTATCTTTGTGCCGTTCACAGCGGTATGTAATTACCGCTATTCCCGTTTTGCTCGTGAGAGTAGGACGGGATTTTTATATCTTGCCGTAATAATGGAACCACGCTCCCCACTTCCGTTCCTTCAGGTAGTTTGGATTGTCTTGGTTAAGTTTGGCTTCCATCTCAAATGCGCTCGCTCGATAGGCGTTATTGTTTACCTTGCCGCCACCTATCCGTTCATCCGTGGACAAGTGGTACACGAAGCTCACAAACCATTCAGCAAAATACAGAATGTAATAGAATAGCGGGATAAGGAGCAACCACCACGCACTGACATGGAACGCCAACAATACGGACGGGATAGCCGCTATCTCCATGCACTCGAAGAACTGTTTCTGATGTGTACGCTCATGGCGTTCTATCTCGGCGGTTATCTCTTTCAGAATGGATAAGATAAAGCCGAAGAACATTATCGTTGTGTAGTTACCAAACAAAATCATTTTGGCGAGCCAGTTGTCTAAGTAGATTGTTTTCATATCAAATAGCATTAAATATTAATAGCACTGTGAAATACTTTGTCCAGTTTATACAATTAAATCCATTTTCAACTGTTACATCTTCAAATACAATTTGGGGATTACCAGCCCCATTGTCAACATGAGCCGATAAACATCTAACGTTTATATCACCGTCATTATAAACATTATAGTCCATTGCTTCTGCATTTAAACTATACCATTCTATGTGGCGTGCAGGAATGATAGTCGGAGAGCCTTCTCTTTCAAGAGTTATTCCATCATTATCACTAAAGTTGGCAATCAAAATCCTACTTGCATAGGCTTGATTTTCAAAATCAGATGCAATGGTAATCTCCTTTAGTAAATTTGCTACTCCACCACCCAAGATTTCAGTACTACCCACAAACAGCCCGGCTCCAGCCGAACCAACTCTAAGATTACTATTTTCGTTACTCATAATTGTTGTTTTAATCGGTTACACAATATACTGTATTGGCATCCTTAGAGCCAAGAGCCTCGTATTCGGCGGCGGTTTTCTTGGTTATGGTGGTGAGGTTGTCGGAAGTGACAATATCCTGTATAATCAATTTATCATAATTGTGATTTGACGCTTCATTAACATTTATAATACAACATTTTAGAGCATTCTTATAGAAATAAGTAAAATTACAATTAAACTCTCCTTCCGCGGTATTATGTTTGGCGTATAGATTACTGGCAGTGTAACTACTTCCTACTCCATATCCATTTGCATCATCATACATCCAATCTGTAAATTTCAGTCCGATATATACGTTGTCATTAACTCCCTGTAATAAGGAGAGGAACTCAGAGTAAGAGCCAAATAGTTTATTAACTAAAGCTTGAACATCAGTACCATTTATACTCTTATTATTGCGTAATACTTCTTCCCAAGTACTGTTATTGACAACATATACCTTATCATCCACATACTTTTTCGTCGCCGGATGATAAGGCTGCGTAGGGGTGAATGATGAAGTGTTGGTCTTGGTGAGGACGTCACCAGTAAACACAAATTCTTTCCAATCAGTCCTAATTCCTTGTTGATTTCCACCGCCTCTTGCAAACCATCTATTAGTTAGATAAGAGCCATAGATTTGATTAGAACGGCTATAATGGGCGTTTGCGAAAATCAATGCTCCATTCTCATTAATGGGATAATTATTTTCAGGTGTTGTGTAACCAGCAATGCTTTTCTGCGTAGCAAACCCCGCTCCATTTATGTCATTTAAATCCTCTGATGTAAGATTTAAATGCTCGGGAACTTCCACCCAATCTTTATTTTTACGACCGTAGACGTTACCGTCAGAGGGGGCTTCGTAAATATGATTTAAAACCTGAGACGATTGGGTAGCAACTCCATCCGTGACTGTTACAACTAATTGGAAAGTCGTTTCTGTAATAATTGCCATCATAAAATTAGCATTATTAGCATCCGTATAGGTAGCCATCGCCATTACCGGAATATATACAAGTTTCATCCCTGATTCTTCGGGGATGTTTGCCACAACACATACAGTATCTTTATTGACGATGCTCTGACATATATCCATGAAAGCGTCTTTCCCACCAAAAGCATTAAATATCTCATCGGATGTTGCTTGGTCGCTTAGGCTCATCGCAGCAGCAGGAATAACTACCACGTTCCCCGAACCGCCGCCCGCTATCTTCCCTTGATTAACCCAGTCGCCGTTTACCCATGCGTAGTAATCGTAAGGAGCTTCAGTACCTACGGCCATGAACCCGTCAACTGCCGAACCGTCGGGAACGGCGGATTTCAAGGCTTCAAGGGTGGCGTATTCTCCGGCAACACGGAAAGAACTTCCCGGTTCGCCCTTGCAATAAATACCCGTCTTGTCGAAGCTATCTGTTTCTTTGTTATACACATAGACATAATGGTCTGTTCCTATATAGGTCGGATTGTTGGCAACCTTTTCGGCATCTTGTGCGGCTGTATTAGCGGCTTCTGCTTTTTCTTCAGCATTTGAGGCGGCGTTGTTTGCGGATTGAGTAGCCGTTTCTGCTTCTTCTTTAGCTGCGGTGGCATCGGACGCAGCTTGTGCCGCCAACTCTGCTTTCTCATTGGCGGTATTTGCGGCCGTCTGTGCTGCGGTGGCATTACTTTCTGCTTTATCGGCGGCTTCATTTGCCTTATCGGCAGCATCCAAAGCAGGAGCAACCAACAATTCAAGAGATGCTTTTACTACGGTAGGCACTTCTGTCCCGTTTGCCGGTTGATAGGCCGGAAGGGATGATATGTCATCCGTGCTTCCCGCATCCGGCACTTCATTAACCCCTATGGATTCAGCCATAAGACGGGCAACTATTTCTTGATAATCTTGTTCAGTCCAAGCCATAATTATTATTGTTTATCGGTTACTTCTTCCGGTTGATTGGCGATAGCACGATTTAGCGCGTCAATAAAGAAAGGTTTGCAGAAAGCATTTGCATACTCCTGTATCAAAGTCACTTCCTCATCGGTATATTCTGTTTCTTCACTGGAATTATATATCTTCATAGCAAGTGCATGTGATGCGATACCGTTGCCGTTACGGTATAATACATTCGCAAAATCTTCCCGGCAATCCTTGTTTTCACAATGTTTACGGGCTACATCTGTCGCAATCAGCATCTTTTCAAAGTTTATCTTTTTCATAATCTATAATCGTTTTAATGTTATCCACAGAAGAAATGAACCCAGTAGGAACCATCGAAAATATAAATACTCGAAACTCCATTCAGGGCTGTCTCTGATTTGGTTCCTCTATCATTGGCATTCATAAGATTCCCTCTTACTATTATATTCCTACTTAACTGATTCTTCACAAATACTATCTTACCGGGATTGGCGGAACTCGGCAGATATAAAACCGGGTCATAACTTGGAGTAGCATTACTATAAGTTACGAAATCATCCGCATCGGTAAGCGTATAGGAAGATGGTACTCCAATCGTACTGACGCCTAATCTTTTCACGCCTATCGATACTCCTGCGGCGTCTAATCTGTTTATTCTTACCGATTCTCCGCTTCTGGCATCAAGCATCACATTTCCTAACGCCTTTATCGCATAAGTGTTAAATCCGGCTTGGGCAATTATATCTACGCCGACGGAGTTATTACCGTAAGCACTTAGACTAAGCGCCGTCATTTCATCTCCGCGAATACCGCACATTGTATTAGTGGTAGTATTCACTTCAAAAAATCTTCCGCCATCCTGTCCTATCCGCAATCTTGCGGTCGGATTTGATGTAATATTCTCAAGTCCGTATTGGGTTATCTTAAAGGCGCCTATATATCCGTTGGTTGCCGTTATGTCCCCCGTAAAAGAGCCGTTATGACATTCGATAGAACCATCTTCGTGTATCTTTATGTTCCCATTGGCCGTAATTACTCCTTCCAGTTGAATATGTTGCGACTTTAACGATATTTTATCCGCCGACACATTAAACAGAGATGACACTTTAGTATTACCGCCTCCGCCTTTGTCATTGAACTCCGCCGCCGCCCAAATCTTGACACCATCCGCAGTGGTTAACCATCCTGCGCTCTTGCTTTCAAGATTGGACGTTCTTTCCGCTACCGCTTCAATCTTTTCATTGGTTTGGCTTAGCTGGGTTTCAAACTTTGTTATCATATCCTCGTAGGCATTATCGGTCAACGCCAACGAATGTATGTATATGTCCCCTGTGAACTTCAACTCAAAATCGCCCGTTCCGTCCCATGTGCCGGAATACTCCTTCATTATATATTCTTCACCCGGTTCGAGCTGTTCGGTGAAATGCAGGTTCTGACCGGGAAAGCCTATCGTAAGAGTTCCTGCTGTAATCACCTTGTATTTAAAGGAGATAAAGAACTTTCTCGGTTCTTCCCCTTCCTCATAAGTCGGCTTATTGGCTAAATCAGCATTAGATTGTTTTATGCCGGAAGAAAGTATGCGAAGCACGTTTCTATCTCCGTCTCTGATAATGGCAGCCATAGCATCCTTACGGGAGTAGAACTTTCCATTCACCAATAAGAATTTTCCGTTTACAGTGAAAAAGTGAATGTCGTTCTTCGCTTCCCAACCGTTCGTATTGGATGCGAATGCTGAATTGTACAGGTAGTTGTCCTCTGCCTGTATCTCGTCAAGCACTTTGGAGATTTCCGAATAAATAAGGTCTTCCAATATCTGGAACTGGGTCATAATGTTTATGCCTGTTTTCAGGATAAAATCACCCATGAACTTGTTGCCTTGCGGGCTGATAACCGTCACTTCCTTACCCGCCATTGAATAGGAATCTATTCCGGCGTATTGATGGATACTTGGCGCATCATCACCATACACAGACAATGTTATTGCATTCTGACGCTTCTTGTCTGTTCTGTTCCCGAGTTGCACAAGGCTGTCACCTTCCTGCGGTATGTCACTACCGGCATCACAGTCTGTCTTGCTTAAATCAATATAATCCTCGCCAATACCTACACACAAACGCCAGTAATAACGGTTGGAAACATTCTCGTAAATACCCGGTTTGATGTTGAAGTCTTGAAACCGTATCTGGTCGCCTTCTTTGAATGGGTTCTCAATAGCCGTTTCTCCATCATCCACCAAAAGATAGCAACGCCAAAAATCCTCATGCTCTTCCACCGTTCCGCATTTCATTCCGGCGGCGGTAAACATGTAGTTCCCCCCTGCATAAGAGAGCTTCTTTATCTCCAGTTCAGAGAACATCGCTTTGATGCGGACAAACAGTTCATCTACTTCAATGTAGGATTTACCCGTCTTGCTGTCTACTTTGATGACAAAACCCTCACCGAGCGCACCGGAAGAAAAGTTCATTGATTGGATGTAGTCAGAAAATAATCCGCCTAAGAACTTTATTAAATAACTGGTTTGGTCTGGCTTGGTTTTATTTAAAAACAGCTTGTCACCAAAGGCTTTAATGATTGATTCCACTTGTTGGGTAGTCAATCCGCCACCGCCTTGCCCGCCTACAATAGAATCTATCTGATTCTGTATCTTTTCTAAAGTTCCTACCGCTTTGTCATTGCGAAGGGTAATATCGTAGGTTGGAATGAGCGCGTCTCCTTCCTTTATAGTAAGGCTGTCGATGATAATACTGCCATTGATGTTTAAGTCTTCGTCCTCGAACAACATCAAGTCCCCTTCTTTTATGCTGTCATGCAGTTCAGGGTGGCGAGCCATAAATATTTCATCCACCTTAGGCTCATAGGTATATCTTACATAATCGTTTTTGGCAAGATATTCTTTGGAAGCTGTTAGTAATCTTTGGGAAGCGGCTTTTATGTACACATCCGGCATATCAATGCCCAAAAGCACAAATTTATCTCCGGCCTTTATTTTGAAATCCTTATATGGAAAATACAGATTTAATCCCTCATCATAGGTTCTGTTGCAGGTTAGAACCCACATATTCCCTTGCTTTATGGGCTTATCAGCATCTTCGAGTATTTCAAATTCACGCCCACCGCACATTCCGCTTTTCATGGATATGGTAGCAGTTTCCCCCGTCAGATAATCGTTTATGTCAAACCCAATATCTTTAAGATATATCTTGAATGGCGGGATAGTTTCTCCTTCTTCGAAGTATCCATCATCTGTAATTGCTGTATTATCTTTATTTACGGAATCGGCGGCAATTTCATCCAACGCCCCGGTGGCATTTACGCTTATTCCTGCATCTATTAATTGTTGCGCAGTCATTCCTTCCATTGAAGGGTATATTTCCGGTAGGGAACTGTCGCTTCCATCAAAGAATACCGAGCCTTCCCGTACTCCGATAGCATCTATGTTTTTGCTATCAAGGTATGGATCGAGCGTCTTTCCGGGAAAATCAGGAAGCATTAAGTTTTTAACGGCCATGTTATTGGGAACCAGTGCGCCGGAAGGTCTTTTGTATTTTCTTGGGACGTTATCGGTAAAAATACCTTCCTCTATTCGCATGGAAGCCCCTACTTTAACGTAGTTCTTGTCGTTCTCACTGTTCAGCCAAACGTTGCATTTTCCCAAATAGTTTGCCCTCTCCATTTTATAAGACTTCCCGTTGATTGTTACATCGTATTTCTCCATAGAAGAAATGAACTTCATTTCAAAAGGAAGTGTTACGACAGCAACGGCTATCTTATGCGTATCGGGAGTGTATCCATAATCAGCTTCCTCGATAGGGGCTATTACTATCGGCTTTCCATATACGGCATAATAATTAGTCGGCAAGTTTCTCGTACTACCGTATGCTCTTAGCCGAGTAATAATCTTCTGCGATGAATCCGCAGTTTTTTGTATGGAATACAATCCTTTGCCTTTTCCATATCCGAACATACTACCTACGGCAATTCCGGCTGTACCTATGGTTATTGTTCGCCCTCTTATGATAAAGTTTGCATTAAACTCGCTGTTTGCCAATGCGAGTGCATCCCATACATTTATATTACTTATTGATATGGACTTGTTAGCGTCGTTCACATATTCAGAATGTACCGCAACCGTCCATTTTTGTTCTCCTTTATAGATGCGGTCAAGGTTTACTTGTATCCTTTCTGCAAGGGCGTTAATATTTTCGGCGTAGAAACTGAATGTAGGTAGTGAGGAGTAGTGGATTAAGTTATCCTCTTTTACATAGTCCAGAAATTCACATCTCGTAAGCTCGTCTGCGAGCGAGTTGAAAACCACGTTCTCATACTTGAAAGCCTCTCCGTATGTATTCTTGGCGGCTTGCTTCAGTTCGGTAGGGTCGTAGTTTATTTCAAACCTTTCTTCACGATATGTCAGATAGTCTCCGACTTCAAAATCAATAGGGGTGGGTGACGTAACGGTAATGTTAACGGAACAAGCTCCCATGAACTCTCCGTTATATTCCAGCTTCTCGGCGATACATCGCTGAGTTTGCCCATCCTTGCTATATATTATAAACCGTCCCATTATACCGAAAGAATAATTTGTGTTTTGGGGTCGGTTACCCGAAATGTAATATTGAAAGTTACAACATCTCCCTCATCCGTATTACGAACGAAAAGGTCATGCTTTATGGATTTGAAATAAATTCCTTGCCTGCCTATTTTAGTATAAGTGTCATAAACCTTCAGCTCAGTTCCGTAACCATCTTTCCCAATCAGATAGTCCAGAAAGGCGATAATCTTTTCATTGGCCGTCCCCATATCCCCTTTATAGGCAAACTCTACGTCCATATCATAGGCTTGCATACAGAGTTCTTCGGGGAAAAAAGTGTCTTCTCCGTCTTGGTCTATCCAGTCTCTTTTAGGCAAATCCTTAATCTCTCCATATACAGTAAAAGGGAAATCCTTGCACACAATTCCCCATTGGGACTGCGTATCAATAACAGGACTTCCCAGTTTACTTTTTTGAAAATAGATACTGTAAGGTTTTGCCATGTGTTATTTTGAGTTTGTGTCGTAAAAAACAAAAAGAGCCAATCAACGGTATATCCGTTAATCAGCTCTTTGGCTTGTATTATCAATACTGCAAATATATGGTGTATTTTCTAAATAATCAAATAAAATATTAGAAAATTACCGTGGTTTGCACGAAATGTCTGTATCTAAATAACGCTCTTCTGCTTTTTGATAAGATGTCTGTTTAGCGCTTTCAAGTCAAAAGGTTTTTGTGTAATGATAGAGTTGGTTTTAATGATTGTCATACTCTCTCTTCCTACTAATTTCATTATTTCTATTTTTTCATACTGTATGTCTCTGATTATTTTTGAAAGTCTATTCCTTATGGTGTTTATATCCATAGCTCTACTTTTTTAAGGTAAGACATAGGGAAATGTCGCCTGATGTGGCGGTTAACGACAACACTATGCCTATTTAATCTTGTTCCAGTGCAACCGCCACGGAGCAATGGTAAGACAACGTTGTTTACAAAACAAACTTACGCATTTTTAGCTGTTGTTCAAAACATAGCCTTGCTATTATTTCATTTTTCTATTGATTGATAGAGCTATTCAGAAACTTATTTACGAAGTAGACCTGCCCTTTTCCCGTAAGTTTTGTCGTAATTGTAGTATGTAATACTCCGCCGCTACCTGAGCGTACCCCTTTCTTTATCTCGAACAATCCCTGTTCTACATATTGTTGATTCGGAATGTTGTATCGCTCTCCATGCTTACCTAAATACCCGTTTTCACGCATCCATGCAAATAACCTCTTTTCTCCGATAGGGTATCCATTCTGTGTGATAATCTTTGCTAATTCTCCGATTAAGCAAGAACTATTCGCTGATTGTACGGCATTGGTAAAAGCTATGGCGGGAGTGGCTTCGGCAACTTTCTGTTCTGCTTCAACTCTCTTCTGGCGTTCCTCTTTCAAATTCTGTAATGCTTGTATAGCGAAGTCCGGGTCTGCAAGCAATTTCTCTATGGTGGCATCTGTAGCATAAATACCATGCTTGCGTATTGAAGGTAACACTTCGTCACATACCCAATCTTGAAATTTTTCAGCATCAGGAAGATTGCTTCTCATTATTAAACGATATACATCCTTTTCAGGAATATATATCATATTTACTCCACCAATGCCGTTTTCGTGTGGGTGAAACACCTTTTTGCCTGATTTACAATGTCTTTGTATGGCGTCTGCTGTATCAGAATATCCTAATGCAGCAGCTACATCTTTTGCACAAAACAAAGGTTCATTATTCTCATTCATCACAACTCTTACTTCTCCGAATTGTTCGTTTTTGAAAATCTGAATATTATTTTTCATAATGTTACTTCTTTATATTAAATGAAAAGGGGAGCACCAGCCTAACCGTATAAAGTGGAAGTTTACGAGTTAGACCGATGTCCCCAAATATCTTTATCTATGCAGAACTTCCACAAACTGCAACTGTGATAGCTATCTTGTGGAAGCAAAGTTATTAAGCATTTGAATATCAGTCAAATGTTAATTATTCCCCTTTTAATCTTACTTTGATAAAGATGAAACAGAATGAAACAGCGTGAAATAAAATGAAATTGATTACATGATAAAAAAGTTACTTTATTCACTAATTTAGATGCTGTATATACAGTACTCTAATTAACGTTTCATTCTGTTAATTCAATAAGCGGATTATAGTTCCTTGTTAACAAATGATAATTGTTGTGATACTCATAACTTTAAGTTATTAAATAATTGATTGTGTAACAGGTTATTCTTGTTTAGGTGTTAGTCCCATACTTGCCATGTCAAACAAACGTCGTAAGCAATTTGCCGATAGCAAAACCTTCTTTCCTGATAAGATGTAGTCTTTTTGATGGATAAACCACTTCTCAATAAAGTTTTTACCCTCTTTTTCGTCGGCAAAAAATAATTGGCTTATTTCATTCAGACTGCACGGATATTCTGCTCCGGCGTTATGCTTGTTTACGATATTACGTACATATTCCTTTATTTTAGGGATAGGGGTGGAGTAGGTGAGCTTATTTGTTTTCATATTCTTTCCTTTAAATTATAATTTATCTATTGCCAACCCGCCAGCCGTATTACTGGCGGGACATCGTAACATGAACGTTGGTCGAAACCTCAACATGCATCTATGCTAACATGTGGCAATATATTCTTATTAAGTCTTCTAAGGTCAAAATTCGGCTTAGAAGCATTTGGGTTGCATTTTTTGACAGACATAGGAGATAGCATCCTCATTATTTCCAACTTCTCCTTCTGTATATCGAGTATAACTTCGTCCAGTCGCTTTCTTAATTCTTGCATATTCATTTTGGGTATAGTTGTGGCTGTCGGGCATTAGAACCGACTGCCGGATGATTAAAATAGCGTGATTAGTATTTCTTCATGCAGCTAACGAATAAGGCTATGATAGATATAAGTACACCTGCAATGGCAAATATCAAATTCCAATTGATAGGATTGTGCAAGTTGGGGTTAACGGCAAGATAGTGCTTACCCTCTTCGGTGAGTTTGACATTCCATACATGACCGCCAACTACATAATTAGCCTTCACCAATCCTTTTCTTTCAATGGAACGGATGGAAGCAGTAAATACATGCTGTGGATATGTTGCCGGGCATTTCCCGCCAAACTCCGCAACAATCCGGAATGCTTGTTTCTCTTCCTTTGTTAATTTAATCCGTTCCATAACCTACTCGTTTTCTGCAAATTTACTAAATAATACGCAAAAACATGTTATGCAGCAGGGTCAATTTCACCCTTAATCTGCTTGATGGCTCTCCTTGCATTCCACTCGTTTTCGTACAAGGCGATAATGAAGCGTCTGCCCCTTTCAGTCCATACCGTATATACATTGGTTCCTATCGAACCGTCTGAACGAGTATATGTCTGGGTACGGGTGGAGTGTAATCCCCAAGTAGAGTAGGGGGAATGTAGCAGCCATTGCCCGGATTGGCGATAGATAATTCCTGCTTCCTTTAGTTTCTTGTGCAGTTTCTCTGCGTCCATTCCTATCTGCTTGGCGATTTGTGTGCTCGTCAGAGTATTTACGCTTTGCAGGTGATTGTTGTAGTAGTTGACTTTCGGAGCTGCTTCCTTGATTTCCTTGTCTTGCAGTTCGATGGTGGCTTGCTGTTGCTCGGTTTCGGCTTCAAGCTGCTTTAACCGTTCCTCTCTTTTTGCAAGGGTAGCTTGTGCGATGGTTAGAGCACGTGCCATGATTTCTTCGGGAGTGTCGTCGGATTTGGTGGCGATGTAGCCGCCGGTTTCCAATACAGTAGGAATTACTTCATCGAAAATCCAACTTTCCACTTCTTCTGCTTGTGGAAGTTCTGAACTTGCTACTAGACGAATTATATTGCCTTTGGTTATAAACTTAACCTTTTGAATCCCTCCGTTTGTAGGGGTGCCCATTTCGTTCACCCCTGCTGATTTACAGTGGTCTCTGACTGCTTTTTGCGGATTTGCGTACCCTAAACATTTAGCTACATCTGTTGCAGCGAACATAACTTGACCGTTTATCACAACGGTACGTACTTTCCCGAAGATGGGCGATTGAAAAAGTTTTAATTCATTCATGACTGTTAGCATTTAAGTCATTGTAGGCAATAAAAAAAGCGATTGCCATATACGCTGCTAACAGTCCAACACACTTTGTCCCGAAGAACAAAATAATGACTACGTATAGGCAACCGCCAATATTCTAAAATATGAGCATAAAAAATGCCCAATGAAATTGAGCAATTGACCGATGCTCTACGAGACAATAAAGTTTGTCGAACTGTTAGCGCAGCAAAGATAGATATAATCTTTGAAAACGCAAACTTATAATCATAAAATCAATTGCTTTCGTTTATTTTCTAAGTTATTGCGCAAATATATAGAAAATATACTTGTTTTTATAATTTAATATATTAATAAATAAAGAATGTGTTTTATAACATGATATATATAATAACAATGGATGTTAATAAAGAAGTATATTTGCCGACTAAAATCTGTCTATTTGCTTAAAATAAATGTTTATGAAGAAATTTCTATTTGCGACAATATCGCTATTGTTGTTGGTTGGCTGTGCGTCAAATGAGGATGTTGTAGATTTTGAAAATCCCCAATATACTATTGATAGCTTTATTTCATTGGATAATCTATTATTACAATCATATATCAGTGAAGGAAATTATTGTATAGAAGCCTTAGATTTAAAGGATAATCTATTGTTTACAATAAGAGAAAAAGCAGAAGACTACATTTGGGATAAAGGCTTTGGAGAAAAAGAACTATTTCCTGTAAATGGATGCTATTTACTTGATGCTTTAGAAAAAGATGGTAATTTATATGTGTTAATCAGTTTATATAATAAACAATCTTATCATCCTCATAAATTCATATTAAAAATAAAAGATGGAGAGATTCTTAAAAAAGCTTATTTCGACAACAACGACTGGCATAAAAGCCTTTTCTTTCCCGAGAGGATGATTGATTGGTACGAAGGATATATAGCTATTTATGTTACAAACAAAACAAGTTATAATGATATAGCCATCTTAGATAAAGATTTAAAATATATAAATAATAGCTATTCTTCAGGTGCTGATATATGGATTGAAAATATAGAAAAAAAGAACTACATCCCATCTTCTCCAAACAATATAATATATATTGCAGGAAATAAAGTTATATGTGCAGATATGTCTAAATCAGTTATTGAATGTACAATATGGGAGACAATGTTTACCGAAGAAGAAATAAGATTAATTGATACGGATTATTCATTAGATGCAAATAATGTCATAATAAATATTAAAGGGATGGATAGTTCAGGAGATACAAAGTATTTTCATTTAACGCTAAATAAGAATACTGGTGAGCAGCTATTGATATAAGAGATAAAAAATACACAAAATATTCCTCGTTCTTTAAGTTCGGGGATTTTTTATGCTTTATATGCAATAAAAAACACTGTAATAAAGCAAAATAATATAATGTTTAATTAAAATTAAAGACTTAACTTTGCCGCACATTAATTAACAAAATACATGCTTTATGAGTAATAAAATATTTTTTCTGCTTTTTCTATTTTGTGTTCTTATATCTTCCTGTGAGAACGAAGATGATATGGTAACTTCCATAAGTTTGGATAAATCAGATTTGACTTTAAAACCCGGAGAGACTTATCAATTTGTAGTAACAGGCTCTCCTTCTAAAGCTAAATTACCTAAGATTAATTGGGGGATATATCCTGTAAATGCTAACAATCATCTTGCGAAGATTGATTCCAATGGAAAACTGACAGCTTTAAAACCGGGAAACTTTACTGTGAAAGCTTGGATTGGAGACGATGATATAACGGATTTACTATATGTTGGGAATGCAGTAATAAAGGCTGTGTGTAATGTAACGATTGAATCTATAGATGCCACAAGTGTATCCATAGACAAGAAGGAGATTGTGTTTAATGGAGAGCAGAGTTTGACTTTAAATGCTACTGTCGAACCTCAAAATGCTACAAACCAATTGGTTTATTGGGAAATAGATAATTCAGAAATTGCAAATTTAGAATTTGGCAAAGATAATTCGGTTATTGTAACAGCATTAAAGGTAGGAGAAGCTGTAATTACAGCGCGTGCAGGCTTTAAATCTCCTATTACCTCAACATGTAAAGTAAAAGTTAATCCTGTTGCCGTACAAGATTTTTCCTTGCAAGAAACTAAGAAATCTGTAAAAGTAGGAGATGTTTTTACTATAGAACCAATAGTCACTCCTATGTATGCAACGAAAGAAAACATAAAATGGGAACTCTCTGATGTAAATATTGCAAAGGTTAATGAAGATAATAGTATATCTGCTTTATCTCCCGGAAAATGCGTAGTTAAAGCTATTTTAGAGGATGCAGGATTAGAGGCTACTTGTGAACTGACAGTAGAGCCTATTTTGTTGGAATCTATAAGTTTTGATAACTATACATATAAAATTGAAGTTGGAGGACGAAAACAACTAAATGTTATGTTTACACCCGAAAACGCAACTAATAAAAATGTGATATGGGCTTCATCTGACCCTGTGATTGCTCCGATTGATGAAAATGGAATAGTTTTAGGAAATACATCAGGAACGGTAAAAGTCACGGCAACATCAGAGGATGGCGGGCATGTGGCAAGTTGTACTGTTTATGTTGTGTCATTAGAAGATATGATGGATGTTTATTTCCCTACAGCCTCTTTGATTATTAATTCAGGATATTACACAGGTACTATGTCTTGTGCAATAAAGAACAATAGTTCGCAAACCGTAAAACTCACAAGGTTTTATGTGTACTCAAACGAGACAAATAGCACGCCTATAAATATGACGGATTTGGGGGATTTGAAATCTGGAGAAACAATAACTTTACAATTTAATTTATCACATGTTTATGAGCCTGCTTTTATTTGGGTATTTGAGTGCAATGGTAGCAAATATAATACTTGGAATAAATTTAAGGAGTAGCATTTATTGTACCCTCAATTATTCAAGTCAAGCGGAGTTTCTCCGCTTTTCTTGTTTTGTGGCATATCGTTTGTTAGGCCGATTATGGTAATATTGCCACAATATTATAAATATGAGAAAGTATGGGAAAAAGCCAAAAGACAAAGACCGTGGAACTTAACAGAAGTTCTAAAACTGGACGGTTCGTTACAGAAAACTATGCCAAAAGACATCCAAACACTACGCAGACCGAACATCGTCAGAGAAAGAAATAGGTAGCATCGCTAAAATCTTTTTCGTAAGAAACTCAATTAAGTAGGAATAAGCTTCGTCATTATCACTGGTTAAGTTTATTCCTGCTTTTTCCAATGTAAAGTTGGCGATGTGAAATATCTCGTGCGCCAATATTGACAGTCCTTTTATATCTTTCGGTAAATTTGGCATATACAAAATCATTTGTCCGCCAGGCAATAAAAAACTTTTTCCCTTTTCTTCTCCGCTAATCATGGAAACGATTTCGGAAGACTTCTCGCACCCAAATATCTTTGATAGTTTTGCCTTTAAATGCTTTTTTTCTCCGAAGTGAACCATTACATCCCGGTCATAAATGTCTATGCTTATTATCTTATTCATAATGAATATGCTGTTTGTGCTTTCTATATTATAATGCAAATATAACTAAAAATAATCAAGATGCTGTTCTTAAACATACGAATTATCATTAGGAGTATATATTGTATTTAGATTTTCGTTATTTTTGTTATAAAATAAAGCGGCTATATGGATAGTAACAACTTAGAAAACAGAATTGAATTTAGTAAGACACTCGCCTTTAAAGTAGATGATGATATGGAGGAAAATGATACTACTTTAATTGATTGGAAGACAGAAGCCATAATAACGGGGTATACTTGGGCGTATTGTATAAACAAGCCATTAGGGAAAACAAAAAAAGATAGCCCGTTGAAACCTACCAAGTGAGCTATGCAAACACGTAACCTTCAGTATTAATAATTAACCTTATTCATTCTTGAATCGTATTTGTTAAAAAACGATTTATCGGATATTTATTTGTTTATTTGTTTGTTCTTTCATTCGTTCTTTCTATATTTGTACGTTAATATAACACAAATGGGCAATTGGAGCGAAAGGCAAGAAGTAAAGAAAGAGGTCAAGGAAAAGGATAAGGTAAGGCGTGAAAAACTTGCAGGGTATTTCTTCGACCTATCCAAACTCTCTTTTGCTGGGCTTGTTATAGGAATAACATTACCTTTGTTCTCTGACACCCAAAACGCAACAATGTGGCTCGTTGCTATGTTTGGAATAGTATTAACCGTATTGTCGGCATTGCTGGCAAACAAAATATTAAAATAGTATGGAAGTATTAATATTCGTTTTCGCAGTAGGAGTGGCAATAGTAGGTGGTATTTACCTATGGACATTCACCAAGTCCGGCAAGAAATGGCTTGCAAGTTTGTAAGCAGAAGGATAAAAAGGGAACAGATAAATTCAATATCAAAACAATATAGGGATTGTAATGGAAAGCAAGAAAGCAAAGTGTTCTTCAAAGCATCCACATCGTATAAAGCCTAAAGGTGACAGACTGGGATGGACTTTGAAAAACGAAGTCAAGCACCCATCCTTGCGTGAAATTATCGGAGAAGGAAGAATTGTTAGTGACTCTTGCTGCTTTATTTCAGCCTCTACGAAAAGAATTATACAATAAAGCCAGACATTAAGCCTGGCTTTTTCTTTGCATGACATCCCCATCGGTTTCCACAACACAATCTTCTCCATGAATATAGACATATACCGATGCTATATCCTTTTGGATAACATTTACTTTTGCCCGGTCGTACACATTAATGAATACCTTGCAATACTGAGAACAGTCGATGGTAACTTCACTGTCATGGCGCACATAAACATCACATACGGAAAAGCCGTCGAATAGGAGAGTGCCTTTGCAGTTCCCGTTCAAAACAGCTATTTGTGGTATATTACGTTTCTGTACATCTTCATCCACGAAGATACCGTTTTTGTGAAGAATATCTTTGTCGAAGTTTTCCTTTATGAAAGTGTTGGTGGGATAATTGTGTTTAATAGCAAAATCAATCCCATGCAGCCACTTGTCAATCAATCCTTGTTGGTCGGGAGTTCCCCATGATTGTTGCCACGGCTGGCATAAACCAAGTGTGATTGCTTGGTTTAGTAATGTTCTGCTTAAATCCTTTTCGTTCATAATATCTTATATTTTAATTTTTCTACTACCTCTGTCTATTACAAGGTTTAGCATATCTCTAACTTCTTGCACTAAAGCAACGTTAGTTTCGGTGTTTTGGGCACTTCTTAACGTATTATTGGCTATCGCTCTTAATTGCGTAAGCTGTTGTTCTGCAATAACATTATATTTCGGTAATATCTCATTTCCCCATTTTTCAAGCAGAGCACGTTTTATACTTACATCGGCACGGATACTGTTTAAGTAGGAAGCCAAAATATTAGCGGTATCTTCTGTAATGTTTTCTTGTATCCCTTTGGAGAGAGTGTTTGAAGCGCTTGTCTCTTCAAGGCTTATGCCCATTTTTTTTGCAGCAGCATTTAGATAATCCCATATCTTTTTTGAATCAGAGATTGTACCTCTAAGGCTCACAAGTTGTTGCATTAGCCCGGCCGCCTCTTGTTCGGTTAGATTAGTTCCCTCCGCAGAACTATCCGTAAATATACCTTTATATCCAAATAAATAGTCTTTCAGTTTGTTCATGGCAGGTTGGATAACATTCAGGGAAATCATACTCTTTATGACATTGCGCATAATATCAGCCACCGTATCATCAAAAGCCTTTGCCGCATCTTCTCCGTTGGCAAATGCATTAACTAACGCTTCTGATATTTGGTCTGCCCAACCTTTTATGTCTATACCAAACTGCTCACTTGCCAAATCTTCATAGAAGTATTTGATTTGTTCGCCCAACTCGATATACTGCTGTCGGTAGTCCTCTATTTTAGAACTGTCAGGGTCTTTTTTATCTGCCTCTGCCTGCGCCTGTTTTATAACCTCTTCTCTCTGTTTTTGAAGATTGGCAATCATTTCTTTGGATTGACTTTGAGTAACAGCGCCCAATTGCCGCTCAACGATAGATTGAAGATTTTTGTAATCATTAGAAAGCTTCTTCACTTCCAATTGCGAACGCTGAATTGTCTTATCAAGCTTCTTGTCATGGGCTTTGGCTATACTTCCTATAATTCCGGTAATACCACTGACGACACCTGTAGCCCCCTGCATGATAGCCATCGGGTTGCCGGAAGATATACCAGCGAAAAGGGTAGCACCGCTTTGGGCGGTATTCAATAATCCACCCGCAACTTCTTGCACAGTACTTAGAGTGTCTCCCATGCTGTCATTTCCTAAGGCATCAAATGCTGACCCCAAATCTCCCAAAGTACCGATAAGAAGATTAGCCATGTCGACAACATCTCCAAAGCCTACTTGAACTTTGTCGGAAGCTGCATTTTGTTCGTCTTGTGCATCAGTAACTTCCCTTTCCGCATCAGCTAATGTTTTTAATTTAGGAGTTAATTTATCGACGACTTTAGTCTGGTAAAATAAACCGCTATCCGTTTTCTTGGTTTCGGTATGACTTGTTTCTGAAATACCGGTAGTAACTTCACCGCCATTTTGAATAAACCCAAGCTCTTTTTGAGCCTTTTTCAGCTTTTTGGTGGCTTCTGCATACTCTTTTATGCCGTCTGACAATGTTTTGAAAGGGTTTCTGCTTTCGCTTTCATCGCGTAGCTTTTTTAAAACATTGACAAGCTCCTTGAACTCGTTAACTTTTAAGCTTTGTCCGGTCGTATTTTTAAACTCTTCCAGGTTCTTGATTAGCCTATCAAGAGTTGCAGAAGATAGTCTATCAAGGTCATCAAAGGTCTTAGCCCAGTCTTCCGAACTTTTGAATTGTTCAAATTTGGTTGATGCAGCATCTTCGCTCGCTTTCTTTTTCCTTTGCGCTATAAGTCTATTTGTGGCTTCTTCTCCTAATTGCCCTCTTTGGCTTTCAATATCTGCTAAGTCCTTTTGAAGATTGCGTTCAATATCCTTTATTTTTTGGGCATAATCTTTATAATCCTCTATCATGCCTAAAAGATTTTCAAGGCTTTCTGAACGCATCTTCTTACTTTCCTCGTTGATTGATTGGTATAGCTTCAGAATAGCCCCTTCCCCAAATCGCTTCTTTACATCATCCTCTTTCATGGCAAGCACATCTGTAACAGAGAATTTACTGCCTGTTTCAGCAAGTGCTTTAGAAAGCTGGCTTCGCAAATCATCAACCATGCTTTTAAATGACACTTCTCCACCAAAGGCTATGTTCATGGAAAGAGATTTGTTTCCGGAAGCATTAAACAGCTTTTTGTATAAATCCCACTTTTCTCCGGTTTGGGAAATATACTTTTCTATCTCCTTTAAGGCATTATCAACTTCTTTTTTTGCGCTATCAATTCCCGCCTTGTCAATCTTGACACCAAGAGAAATGTATAAATCTTCCTGTTTTTCTTTACTGCGGTCTAACTGTCCTTGAATGTATTTGTAAGCTTTGCTTGGGTTGTTCAAGTCTAAATTAACACCCTTCTCATCAAAAACAGATGAAAACTCGGATATGCCTTTTACTCTTTGGGTAGCCGCTTCATCTCCTTCTATTTTTCTCCATTTCTCATAACTGGAGATAGCTTTATCTATAAGGTCGGCACGGCCTTTCCATTGTTCAGCGATAGGGTCTTTTGTGTTTTCTGTTGATTTTCCTAATACGCCAAGAGTATCCATGATTTTTTTTGATACATCGAATACCTTTTGAGCATTACGAATAGTATCTTCGGAATAAGGATTTCCTTTCTTAAAGCCTTTTAGTATCTTATCAGCATTTTCTCTTTCTTCCTTTATGCGTTTGGCGTATTCTTCATAAGCCTCATCGTCTTTTGGAATAAGGCTATTCATGTCACCTGCAATTTCTTTGGCTGTAGTAAACCATGCGGATTTAGTATTTTTATCTATATCATCAGTGGCAGATAGAATGGTTAGAAAATCTTCTTTTGCTTCTTTTACGATGGATCGGGCAATCTCTAATTGATTTTTCGCTTCTCGCAGCATTTTAGTGTCCATGATATGCCCGTCACTTGCTACCGAATAAAGTTCTGCATCTTTAACCCCTCTTTCTGCATCAATTAGTCCTTGGTAAGCTTTTTCTAAATTTATTCTTGCAGTTTCTCTTGCAGTAGTTCTTGCTGCTCTATTAGACATATTTAATAGCTCAATTTGCCCTTTTAGCAAAGCTTGTTCATAAGACATGCTCTTAAAAATAGAAGGATATATCCCTTGAAGCTTTTCGTAAGCCATTCGTCTCGCATCCACAGCTTTGGATGTATCAAACATTGTGGATATATAGCTGTTAGCCTTATTTTTTGCTTCCGAAATCTTTTCGTTCTGTTCTTGAACCTGAACATTAAATTCTCGTATTGTATCTGCCGCACTTTTAGTCTTTTCTCTTAAGGTTAAATAAAGTCCCACTAATCCACCAATGGCAGTAATTGCTATTACCCAGGGGTTGGCTTTCATTGCTGCATTTAATGCCCATTGGGCTACGGTTTGCGCTTTAGTTGCCGCTGTAAGCCCTTTTATAGCTCTTGCCCTGTTTACAATGGTTTGAATAGTCTCTATTCTTAGGTTTGCTTTCTCAATGGTATTCACGGCTATTACAGCAGTTTTGTAAAATCCATAAGCCCCCACGAGCGTTCCAAGTATAGCCGCCATTGCTTTCCAGTGCTTCATAAGTTCAGTAAGTATTTCTAAGCTATCTGAAAGTACACCGCTATTGCCTTCCGCAATGTCAGCCATCATTACATCCCATGCGTCCTGCAAGTTGCTCCATTTGCCAGCAAGGCTTTCTGCAAGGGCTTCCTGCATGTTGTAGAATTTTCCGCCTTCATCGGTCAGTTCCCAAAGGACATCCTTCACCATGCCGAAGCTGACCTCTTTCCGGCTGATTTTATCGAATACATCTCCGGCGGAAGTTACCACTCCCGTAAGCTTAGTAAACCGTTTTGCCAATTCATCGACCAACGGGATACCAGCCTCGGTAAACTGCCTCAATTCCTGCCCACGGAGAAAAGCTGCACTGCGCACCTGCCCGTACGCCAATATGATACGTCCCATATCGACACCCACACCTGCGGAAATGTCGGCAAGTCGTTTGGTCGTATCGTAAAGCTCTTCATACGGAATGCTGTATGCGGACAATTGTTTGGTGTATGAAGCCAGTTCTTTGAACTGAAACGGAGAGACAACCGCCAAATCTTTGATGCGATTGAATATGGTTTCCGCCTTCATACTATCTCCAAGAATGGAGGTAAGGGCAATGCGTTGTTTCTGAAACTCTCCGCCAATGGTATATAATCCCCTTACGAAACGCTCTAAAGTGTATATGGAATACACATTGGCGATTTGATTTTTCAATTCCCCGGCTATCCGTGATTGAGAAGACATTGTAGTGTTTGTCCTCTTCATTGCCGCGTTGTGTGTATCGGAAGCCTTTGCAGCCTGCATTCGGGCAATCCTAAGCTGTTCAAGGGCTTTTTGTGAGTTAACGTAAGCATCTGCACGTTTCGTTTGGGTATTTGCATAAGCGTCCGCACGGATTGTTGAAGACGCTGCCTGGGCAGCTCTTAGTAATGCTTCGGATTGTTCACGCCCCCTTTTAAGACTGGCGTTTAACTGCTCTCGCTCTTTTTTGATACTGGCATCTAATTGTTCTCTCTCTCTTCTAATGTCTTGAAGAACTTTCTTGTATGTCACATCAGCATCCATACGTACCGTTGTTGCGAACCCCTTAATCCCTCTTAATTCATCAGAAGTCATGCCTTTCCCTTTGAATGCTTCTGTAAAACTCTTGATACTTTCGCTATCTACATCCAGCTTTACCTTGTAGGTCTTGTTTTTCAACAAGGCTTCCACCTTGTCTTCAATCTCCTTTATGTCTACTTTTAATCCAACCTTTGCACTGGTCGTAGCGTGCATGTTCACAAGTTTTTTCTTGATAGCTTCGTACTCTTGTTCTGTATAATTTTTCAAGTGAACGCCAAAATTCAAATTTCCGAGGTCTGCCATATCTATTCTTGTTTTGTATCTTTGGGGATAGCGTTAATACCGTTTACTATAAAATCATTGAGGGAAATTCTTTGCCCTTTCATTTCCTGCTCTTTTCTCTTTTCTTCCCACTTCCTTTTTAAATCTTCCATCTCTTTGGCCGTGTGCGTTTTTTGTTCTGTGTCTGCTTTGTCATACACTACAATCGGAGCATCGCACATCAGAAGCTCGTATTGGGCGCAGGTCAATACCCAGTCCATATACCAGTTAGGGATATTAACCATACCCCAAAGAAGAATTAACGGACGTGTCAGTTCTGGGTGTTTTTCTCCGTTTGCAAATGCTGCTCCTGCCGAAGTTCTTGAAGGATACGTTCTGCTTCCTTTCTCGTCATTGTCATTATCGTGTCTCTCATTCCGGTCAAGAACATGGTAGCATTCAAGTATTCCAGTTTCTGCAATTCCACTTTTTTTTTACCGATAACAACTATATCGGTTAGCTCTGTGTCCGTGTATTTTTTCCATAACATGCGCCAGTATATCCAATGGAACAGCCTTATCTTCCACCAGTTATTCAGAATAATGAGAGAAGCGCATCTGGCAGTTACTTCATCCTCGTTCTTGCAGGAATGCAAGACATGGGTTAACTTTCGTATTGTTCCACGGCGCAGCCATTTTATACCGAACTTTTTTCCTCTTATCGTAATATAATCTATGCTGTTCTCCAGTACATCGTCAAGCGTTTTCTGCTCTGTCGTGGTAGGTTGGCTTATTGCTTTATCGTTCATATTGTGTTATTGTGATGGGTGAAAAAGGAGAAGGCGGCGGCAATAACGCACACCGCCATGTTTCCTAAATAGTAGAACCTTCCTGTGTGACCTCTACTTGCCCAAATTCTGTGGGAGTAGATATGTTTACAGTTGCCGTTCTTTTTGACGCTCCGCTATTTTCAGTAACCTTGACCGTTACCACTTTCCCGCTGACAGATGTTTTGCACCAGTTTTCTGTTGATGAAGCGGAAATGGTGCTTTCTTTTGTTGTAGCGGTAATGGTCTTCCCTGTGTTATCTGCCGTATTAGAGAACGACAGGGAAGTAGGAGCTACGGTCAGGCTGCTTTTTTTGTCAAGAAAGCGATGTTGTCGTCGGAAGATGCGTCTGATACCGCCCCATCCTCAATTTCAATGGTTCCACTTAATGCAAAGCCGAACGGGGTAGTAGAGGCGTTTTCAAACAATGGACGTGCATAGATTGCCATCTTCTTAACCAAAAGGCATTTTTCTGCATCATCGCTCAGCAAGGCAAAGCCGACATTCAGTTTTTTATTACTCAGCGTAGCGGAGAATCCGGAATATGCCACTCCATTAACAGTAGCGCTCTCAATATCATTAGCTTCGCCGAGAAAATACTCAACCAGTTCTTTACTCATGCTGGGTACTGTTGCGGCAAACGTAATATCGCCCGCCGTACTTGTTACAGCCCAATCAGCCTGCAATCCATGTACTTTTGTACGGTTTAGTGTTGGCTCTGCCTGAGACAATGTAAGAGTGTCTACAGTAACAGGCAAGTCAAAATCTGGGGTTACTGATGCAAAATCTGTAATGCCACCCTTTACCAACATAATGGATGAAAGACCACTAAATACATCTTTCAATTCCTGCTTTGTTTTCATTGCCATAATAAATAGTTTTAATCGTTTTATTTTATGTTTATTTTATCACAAGGTCAGTCCTTATCAATGTTGCGCTGAACCCTAATCCGTCATTTCCTTTCAAGGTTAATTTGGGGTTTGAGGCACTTATGAAATTGTCGCTGATAGGGAATAGGGAAAGAATATCTCCTACAATAGTGTCCATTTGTTCCAAGTCTTCCGCACCTCCCTTTTTCTGTCTGACATACACTTCAATGGTGCAATAGGTACGGATATTTCCAAATCCGCTTCCGTAAGTCATGGAGGAAAGTTGCCCCGGTAATGATACCACAATGAAATCGTTCATTTGTTTTGCTACGGCAGCAGGACGGTCATTGGTGAACACATTGTCACTAACCGTCTTTGCCATGTCAAACAATGACTTCAAGGCGTCCTTGTATTTAAAATCCTGCTCGTATCCCATAGTTAAAATGATAATTCATTTGGTGCAGAGTTTATAGGGCTAAAAGGAGCCAGCGATGAACTGTTAAAAGCGCTTTTACCAATTAAGCTTGTACCGCTATTTTTTACAAACTGATATGCGTCACTCATAACAATTAGTCCCTTTTTGCTTTCCAAATATTCTGCATAGTGAGTTCCTACGACAAATACGATGCTTATTCCTTTTGCAATGGGATTATAATAACCTTTCAGAAATTCAACCGACGCTTCAAATCCATAATAATGGGCGTAGCTTTTGCTGTCTTTGGGAGCCTTGAATTTGGTATTCTTATCAAACTCCCCGCCGACCATTGTTTTTCTTTTAGTAAATTCCCTGTCATAAGGAGTATCGTATAGTAAAAGTTTCCCGTTGCAGTATATCCCCCACGCGATAGAACCTCTGGTATTTCCAGTGACATTATGATATGTGCCCGTTTCTCGGATTACATCGCTTATTTGGGAAGCTATTTTTTTAGCCCCTAACGTAAGAGATTTTTGTATCAACACATTCATCTTCTTTTTTGCATCTTCCAAGACTTTGGTGTTATCTTCCATTTCCCTAATTCTTAGCCAGATTGAAATACAGCGTTGTTCCCATTTCCGTAGGGTAACAATCCGTTACTACGCATGATTCAAAACTTCCTCCGTAATCGGTAACATCCACAAGGTCTCCCGCAATGATACCCTTCACAAGTCCAGGAATATCTATTGCATAATCACTCTTTATGACATTACTTTTTGTAAATGTCCTAAGACTTGTGCTTCCGTACTTGTTGCATTTCCCTACATACAATACGGTCTCGTTCCCTTCGTCAAAAGATGTTTCTCCGGAAATACGATACACTTTGCATGTATGCGGAAAACGTGGATTATTTACTTTCATAGCGGATACCTTTTATTCATGTTCATACCCAAGTTGACAATTCTGACAGATGATTTACGGACGTTCTCTCCATACAATGCGTATATGTCATTTGCCATTTGCCGAAGGTTACGTTTGTCATAGGCAGAGCTTTGTGTACCACCCTCCTTGTGCTTCCATACACCGTTGGCATCCTCTACGCTTCCTGTTACGCTCGGTGTACTTGCGCACCACATATAAAGGTCTGCCCGGCACAAGTCCTTCTGGCGCTTCTCCAACGTAGCGACATCCGTTCCCGGTGCAATCCCCCTGTCAATCAGTATGGTAGAAATAGCACTGTCCGTAACTTCAAAACCGACACAACCACGGAGATATTCCTCTATGGTAGTGCCAGTATTTGTATTTTGAGAATCCTTCATGGTTATTTACCTTTAATGTTCAAGTAGTAGAACCAGCGAACCTTATTAGGAACAACCAATCCGGTCACTTCTGATTTGATTACCTGCGTCATGGTTTCATCATTGAATACCTGACGTATCAGAGTGCGGCCGCCGTCATACAATGCCGTACGGGCGCCCGGTGTTTCCATGAAAATAGGACGTCCGCATTGTACATCACCCAGGTCTTCATTTGGAACATACGCCAATACCCCCTCTTCAAAGCTTTGCAAATTCTTGTATTGTATAGCTTTGGAAGATTTGTCATATTTTTCCACTACGGATATTGAATCGACAATTCTGATTTCGGCACCGATACGCGCTTCAATGAAAGCTTTGATTGTTTCATCGGGGACAAGATTAGCAAATGCCAACTGCATGCCTTTATCGGAAATATCCGGGCGTGTCGCAACTGTGTACATTTGGCGGAAATACGGAAGGTTAATCAAATCCTCAAAGGTCGTCTTGGAGCATTCCCAGTGACCAGCAGGGGCAAAATCCTTTTCTTGGGAATCGCGTCTTACCTGCCTCATGACTTTTATCGGGTCTATTGTAGTACCCAAAGCTTTTTCCTGCACCGCTTCGCTTTCCGGCTTCTTATACCAGATAGAATCCTTGATATTCTTTTTAGGCACGCCGAAATCTATAGTCAATGCAATACCAAGCGGGTTGTTAGTTGCGTCAATGATTAGCTTACCTTTGTTGGATACAACCTGATTTCGCTGGTATAGGAATGTATTGTAGTTACCACCAAGTAAGCTGTCCACTCCATTAAACAGAAGCTCCATTATTGTAGACTCAATTTCCGGAGTGGTACTGCCGATGGCATCCATCAGCATCATTTTTTCTCTTAGGATTTTGCGGCTCAGTACAATCTCATGCTTGAAGGTTGGCAATCCACCCATTTGCAGGGACATTCCGTCTGTAGATTTGGTTGCACCATCACTGTCAATATCCACATAGGTAGCCAGCGTGTATGCACGGACTGTTGCTTCTATCTGCTCGTATGTGGGATTCAGAGGAATATTAGGATTTAACGGGAAACCCATTTGGGAGAACGTTTGTTCCGCATTGTGTTTTTCGGCAAACATGTCATTAATCCATGCCTCCAGCGGTTTATTCCCAGTATATCCCAATGCTGCAAGACCTTTCCCTACAACGTCGTAAAATTCTTTGTTTCTTGTGTACATATTATTCTCCTTTCTTTATTCGTCAGATTCACGCACAAATTCAATCATAGGCAGCTGTGCTTCTACCGATTTGGGAATGCCACCACCGAACACCCTGTCTGCATAAATTCTGCCTGCGCGTACAACTGCGCATGTTGCAAGGATACAGCCTTCAGGGATACATACGTCTTCAAATACAAGGCCGTTGACATCGGTTAGCTTTCCGCCGGCGGGAACTCCTTTGACAGTTTCCTCAATATCTCCCGTTACTCCGGTATCTCCTGGAATAAACATGTATGCGTAAAGTTGGGCAGCGGTTTTTTGCGTGAAAGTCACAGTAGCCCCACTACGTTTTACGTCCCATTCTGTAAAAGAAGATTTTGCTCCTTCGATTTTGGTAGCTACCAGTTCAGGAGTGCTTTCTGATGCGCTTGTTACGGCAACCGAATAGCTTTTACCGCCTAACACAATAGACAAATCCCCGTCTCCGGATGCCTTTTTAGTAATAGTAAGTGTTACTACTGCCTTTGCGCCGGTTACTCCATCTGCTGTAATTATCTCTACCTGTTTGCCTGCTCCATTGAATTTTACCATTGTGCCGGCATGTATAATATCACCGGGTTTTAATCCCATTCCGGCGACATCAATCATACCACCACCCTGATATAATTCTCTTACTCTTGACCAAACAGGAAAATTTCCGCCAAATCCCGACCGGGATTGACTGATAGTGTTGAAAGTTCCTAATTGTCTCATTCTTTGTCTGTTTTAATGTGTTTATTGTTTTCGAGGAAGTTTTCCTTGCGCTCTTAGCCGGTCTTTGAATGCTTCACGGCGGCTTTTTGCCTGTTCTTCTCCGGTTTCTGCATATTGGTTGATACTTGGGGAAGCGCCATTTCCGAAAATCGCCTTGTATCTTTTTTCATAATTGCGTTTGGCACAACTGACAATTTCTTCCACTTCCATATCTTTGGTGATTTTCACGTCAGATATGGCGATATTCAGGATTTCATCGTTACAGATATTTTTGCCCCCGTTTTCAATTTGAGATTTCAACAAGTCCATAGACTGGGCTTTTAAGTCATGGATTGACGCGGCGTTTTTCTCCGCTTCCCTCTCTTCCCTTAAAAGCAAAATCTCATTTTCCATTTCCTTTAGCTTGTCGGCAAGGACGTTATCTCCTGCTCCTTCTCCTGAGTCAGGAGAACTCTGTTGAGGTTTGTAGTTTTTCTTAAAACTCTCAACTTGTGTTGCGACATCATGGTTGTACTGCCCTTGCATTCCTTGCAGAAAAGATGTCGCCTTGCTATAATAAGCGTCATCAGGCTCCATTCCTTCTGCTACCGGATTCAATTCTATGTACTTCATTAATGTCTGTGACGAAAGACTGGTTTGTCCTAATCTGGTCGTCAGTTCGGATAAGATTTGTTCTTTCTCCATCGTGTTTATTTAGTTTGTGTTATAAAAAAAAAGAGCCTATCAGTGCTTTGTGCACTAATAAGCTCTTAGGCTTGCATATGTAAAATTGCTATTCTTCTATTCTGACGCTGATAAAATTACGACATCTTCGGCATACAGTTCTAAACAATACGCTACCGTGTATTATTTTTACATCGGTCAACTTTTGCCCGCACACCGGACATGTTACAAAATTCCCTTTTTCGCTGGTCTGTTTTTCATCCAGCTTAGCGTCTATCTTTATCATATCACATGATTTAGTATTGCAAATATATAGTATATTTTCTAAAATACAATGCTTTATGTGTATTTTTTGATGAAAAGTATTAGAAAATTTATAATAAATCGTATATTTGCATTATATATAACTCATAGAGCTGTGATTCAAGCCGGAGTGTGTGGATTTATACTGCATACGCCGGCTTATTTTTTTTATGGAACACGACAAGATTGTATATACGAAAAAGGGAGAGGGTGTATTCAGTTATGAATACATAGACAGGTTGCGTAATTTGAAAAATGATTTCAATGTTATAGCTCAATCCGGCGGGCAGGAGAACTCATTAGCTTCCGATGCCGACATTGTTATTATGGGAGGAAATCGTGGCGGTTCAAAAACATTTACTTTATTAATGGAATCCTTGCCAGACATTAAAAATCCACGTTTTAATGCCGTTCTTCTGCGTAACGAGAAAGATGACCTTAGAGATATGATTAACACGTCGTATCTTATTTACTCCCAATTTGGAACTTATAACCGCTCTATATCGGATATGACTTGGAATTTTGGAGAAAACGCGGGAAAACTGTGGTTTTCTTATTTTGCTGATAATTTTGAGGATTTCAAGAAGCGCTTTCAAGGTAAACAGTTCTGTTATATCGGTATAGACGAAATAACCCATTGTTCTTATGACAAGTTTAAATACCTTATCACTTGTAACCGTAATGCTTATGGTATTAAAAACCGTTTTTGGGGTACTTGTAATCCGGACCCGGATAGCTGGGTGCGCGTTTTTATAGATTGGTGGATAGGAGAGGATGGGAATCCTATACCAGAACGCGATGGAAAGAAAAGATATTGTTTTATGGATGGAGATTCTCCCAATAATATATTTTGGGGAGACACGCCAGAAGAGGTATATGAACAATGTAAATCCATCATAGACCCTCTTTGGAATGATGCTTACAAAAAATTGGGATTTAATAAGAAAACAATGTTTGTCAAGTCAGTCGTTTTTATACGGGCACGTTTGGAGGATAATATCAAATTGATTGAGGCTGACTCAAATTATGCGGCTAATCTTGCCCAGCAGGATGAAGAATCCCGCGCTCGCGACCTCGAAGGAAATTGGAATTTTAAAGCGGCCGGCGACGATATTCTTAAAATCGAACACATGGAGCGTTTCTTCAACAACTCCGCCCAATATGGAGATAATAAGCGAAGGGTATCATGTGATATTGCGTATGAAGGCGGAGATAATCTTGTCTTGTGGCTTTGGATTGGGAACCATATCGAGGATGTATATGTAAGCCGGGATAACTCCAAGCGGACGGAAGAATGCGTCGCATATAAGTTGCGTGAATGGGGAGTCTTGGAGAAAGACTTTGTTTTTGACTTGAATGGCCCTGGTCAGGACTTTAAAGGCAAATTCCCGGATGCGGTCAAGTTTAATAATATGGCAGCTCCAATTCCGATGGCAAAGGCCGATGAAAAATCAATCAAATATATTTATTCTTCCTTGAAATCACAATGCGCTGATATTCTCGTTAAGAAGATTAAGAATGATGAAATTTCGATTAACCCCGATTTGTTGTCGCGTAAGTTTTCAGGAAACGGATATTCGGATATGACACTTTATAATATCCTGATGAAAGAACGCAAAGCCATCCGGGATGCAGACACAGATAAAGGCTTCTCTTTAATTAAAAAGGAAGTGATGAAAAAGTACGTCGGCCATTCTCCCGACTTTATAGAGGCTATGATTTACAGACAGATTTTTGATATAAGAAAACAACACACTAAACCCAAAGGATTATGGAGAATATAAGTATACGGCAGATTATGGTACGCCGCCCGTTTCGGAGAATATTGCCAAACGGATACAAACAAGCAGTGGGGGTTATATCTGGCAGCTTGTCCGTTAATGAGCCTTTAGACAATCCGACATATCAGATAATAACTCAAATGGATTTTTTGAGGGAATTTGAGCCGTCCGGGCATGCTATAAATGACCCATTGGTATATCCGGACAGATTAAGACAAGACCCTGAAACAAAGGAGTGGTTTAGAGAGTCCGTTATCAGATGTGCTTTTGCGTTTCAGAGGATTATAACAATCAAGCACCTGGTTCATCTTTGTGGAAACGACATCCAATTTGAGTTGGAAGGGGATACCGAAAATGAAAAAGTAAAGGATACATTTTTTAAGTTTCGAACCGGATGGGCTGTAAAGGACATGGAGATAGCATGGTATGAAGCGGCAAAATCCGTAAAGATAACGGGGGACGCAGCATTTGTAGGTTATCTCCGAAGGGGAATTTTCTATTGGAAAGTCCTTTCTTTTGAGAAAGGAGATACGTTATATCCCCATTTCGATAATGTTACAGGGGAACTTACATTGTTTGCCCGCTCCTATTCCGATTTTGATAATAATGGAAATACTGTTACAGACTGGCTTGAAGTTTGGGATGAGAAATACCTCCGTCGCTTTAGAAAAGGAAAGGGTGCGTACAACAAAATAAAGCAAGTGATAAAGAACTTGTTTGGATTAAGCGGATACGAACTTGTATCTTTTCAGGAACATGGCTTTACATTTATCCCTGTGGCTTATCACAGAAATGAAGCCGGCGCTTGTTGGTCTCCTTCACAAGACAGCATAGAGCAATATGAACTTGCTTTCTCGCAATTGTCACAAAACAATACAGCTTACGCTTTCCCGATTATGTATTTCAAAGGCGAGGGAGATAGTATTAATATAGAGGGCGGGATTGATGGCACTATAAAGTGTATATCGATGGGGCCGGATGATGAAGCCGGTTATCTTAACAAACAAGATGTTTCTACGGCTTTTGAAAAACAACTTGACACTCTATATAAATTAATCTACGAACAGTCGTTTGCGGTAATCCCGCCGGAAGTAAGGAGCGGCGACCTTCCGGGCGTAGCAATAAAACTCCTTTATTCTCCTGCTTTTGAAAATGCCATGAAGGATGCCCAAGAATATAACCATCTCATTGACGATATGGTGAAGATATTCACTTATGGCTATGGGGTGGAAACCGAAAATCTTATCGACTTGCAAAATTTGAATGTATATGCTTGGATAAAGCCGTATATCCATTTGAATGAGTCGGAACTGGTTCAAAATCTTGCGACTTGTGTGCAAAATGGCTTCTTGTCCCGGCAGTCCGCGAATGAGGTAATTCAGATGTACAGCAATCCTCGTGACTGGAACAGGATTATGAGAGAAAAGAAGGAAGAACAGCAGGCAGACATCCTTTACGAATTGAAATCCCAACAAACATCCGCTGTGGATAATAAAACAGTACATAATCCGGCAGGAGACGATAAGCAATGAAACAGCCTACGCAACAGCAAATACAGGAAGCAAAGGATTTCATAAAGTTACGCTTGCGTGCTGAAATCTCCATGCAAAATCATTTGGACGAACTTCTTGTGCAGGCGGCGAAAGAGCTTGTAGACATATCGTTCAAATATGACATCCCGCCCTTGATGTTCCGGTTCTCTGCAAATGAAACCTTAAAACAAGAAGTAAATGAAGTGTTACGTAAATTGCGTGAATTAATTTACGATTACACGGAAACCCTTTCTGTGTATGACAGGAAAGAAGACAGGGATGTCGTTGTTGCTTTTATAAACAGGGAAGACCACGGAAAGACATTATCGGAACGTATCGGTATTTATTGCAACCGTTTTCAGTACGAGGTGGAAGCTGCCATTGCAGCCGGTCTGATAGCCGGAATCGGGAAGGACAAAATAAAGAACAGTGTAAAGTCCTACCTCAATGCTCCCTATGCCAATCCTTTTTTCAAGCGTGCTGCCGATAATGGCGGGGCTGCTGCCACACGTATTAGAACAGATGGTGTGAGTTATGGGGTAGGGAAGTCTAATTCCGCTTACAACTCGTTAAATACCCTTACCCGCTTCGCCGTAGGCTCCGCGTGGATGTGGTTTTGGGGCATTGAACATAAGGATAAAGGATATACGGGCTTTTATTCGTACCGTGGGAGCAGTTACCCATGCTCTTATTGCGACAGCATGGTTGGCTATCATCCCATATCCGACTATCAGAACCAGTGGCATATAAGATGTTGCTGCTATTTTGTGTTTGTATAATTGAAAATCATAATAATATGTTGAGAGGAAAGGAAGAAAGAATAACATTCAGCAAAGGATTGGGTTCTGAATGCAGAAAAGCGGGAATCAGTATAAAAGAGAAGGCTTTTGCCGACCTTTTAGCGTTAGGATGGAAAGACAAGGACGCCTATCTTATTTCCGGTCTTTACAATCCGGTATATAACCTGGAGATAAACAAGAAGAACATGAATACCCTTTTGTCCGACGATAAAGACTTCATGGACTATTTGACCTCTGCAAGCAGAAAGATTAAACGCAGGCAAAAAGAGAGCGAGAAAGAGGATGATATATCGGTAGATGGTATCAGTGAGGAAGATATTGCTTCCGAGCTATCAAAAGAAAACCAACTTCGTAAACTTATCGCTGCCCGTAAGAAATATGACGGGAAAGAGGGATGCAAGGAATGGATTGACCTCACTAAAATGATAGCAGACATCACGCAAATCAAAAAGGACGAAATAAAGGAAGAGGATACTACAGTGCATTTCTACCTGCCACTTTCATGCAATAATTGTTCCTTATACCTTGCCGCTAAAAAGAAAGCCGGGAAGTAATACCCGGCTATTTTATTGTAGATACTTATCCTATGGTGTGCTTTTTAATTAGTATCTACATCCAGCTCCTTACCTGTAACATCATAATATATGTTTTGAAGTTGGTGAAGGTATTTCACCTCTATATTACAGATTTGACATCTATTTTCAATGTCATTAATAGATAGAATGTATTTCTTTAGGTCACAAATCATAATGTTCATTTTGAATTTTCCATTACGATAAACATATCGAATAAAGCAAGCATCATCACATTCCTTCATTCCACACCTTGCCAGTAACTCTTCTGTAAGAGGGATTGGCTGCAAATCCTCAACATCCCCATATAATAAACTCCCATTACAGTATACGCTGTTTTCAACGAAGGAAAACCCATCTTCTTTTTTATATATTTCACCAACCCTGAAATTTTCACAATCAGAAGTTTTAAAGATATTGCCTATTCTTAATTCCCTAACATCAATCATAATAACTATATTTTAAAGTTTAACTGTCAGCTTCTCCCATTTCCTTTTTCATCTCATACATCTGCCTTTCCTCCTCAATAATTTGGGCGTCCTCTTCGTCGGATATGGGATTGGCATCCGCACGGTCAAGGGCGCTCCCTATTGCCTTTAATACATCCACCTGTAACTCCACATCAATGCAATTGGCAACATATTGGGCATTACGCACTATAAGCATTGGCAGGTTATCTACTTTGTCTTCCAATGGAGTATTATCCAGCATCATAAACATCACGCTTCCTGCCCCATATTCAACAGAGAAGTCCCCGCTTACGGTTGATACCTTAATAAAAGGCAAACCGCCTTTCTTGTACTTGAGAATAACCATATTCCCGATTTGCGTCTTTCCGAAATCCATAGTTTTGATATTTAATTAAGTAAATCTGTCAATCTTCATTCAAAAAATCATCGTCCGAATATTCCCAACCTTCAAACAGATTGGTCTTCGCCTCTTCCGCAATATTGGGAACGTGCTTCATGAAGCTATTCACAATATCCTCGTTGCCACACCACAGCGTATAGACATTGCTGTATCCCTTATCTGCACGTTTTTCCCGTGCGTATCCGAGTGAAAGCATGTCAATGCCCAACTTCCTTTGCGAAACCGGAACGACCCCGTTCTTTTTACAGAACCGTTCATAGTTCTTGTATATATCCGAGGATGTCAGCTCTATGGAACCGCTCCCTTCAAATTCTTCCGGCTGGCACTCTTTGTATTTGAAATATTCCGAAATGCTCCCGTCCACGAGTTTCCCATCCTTTCCCGTAACACTCGACCGTATCCGTTCCAGTTTCAAATCAATCTTCCCGCCCAGGTTCTCAGGCATCCGCCAATTGTTCTTTTTAAGTTCGCACAGCCCTTTCACGATCCAAGCCATTATACCGGCATGTTCCGCTTTCATTCTTTCTGCAAGCATAGTGTCTCTCTTTTCCACCGGTATTGTCTTGTCAAAGTTAAGCACCAGGGCGCGGCGCTGCATGCTCTCGTCGTCAGGGTCGTCACGGTTCAGGAAATCTTTCGGCTGCCAACGGTAATTGGAGTTGCACAGCATAATAGGAGGTCTCTGCATCATTGTGATATTCCCGCCTATTCCCCGGCAGGCAATAGGCTCTCCGCTGGATATTGCCTTGATGATGCTCATGTCCTTGAAATCACCCCGGTTGCTTTCCGTGCAGTACATAAGCCTTTTCCTTGACATAGAGTAGGCGGCACGCAGCTGCTCATCCCCACCTCTTGCAAACTGGCTCATCTTTATGTTTAGTATTTCATCTTCCCCGAACATGTCTTTCAGAACCCGGTAAATAACACTTTTACCGTTCGCACCAGTACCTTGCAATATAAGGAAGTATTCAAAGCTTATATTTTTCCTATTGACAAGGCATGCACCGAGGAACATCTGCAATATCCTGCGCTTGTGCTTTTCCGGCAATACGCCGTCCAGCTCTTCCGTAGGTATCCAGCTTTCTCCAAGGAAGCTTCTCCAGGTAGGACAGTTGAAAATCTCCTTTCGGTCATACTTGAACGGATACATCTTTACGCAGTCGAACTTAGGGGAATGAGAATAAGTCTTTAAAGTATTCATGTCAACCACGCAATTAGTAAAGCACATAATGCTAAGGTCAGGTTGCAACTCATGGTCTCTGATAACGTTTATTATCCGGTTCATGTAGGCATACATAGTCTTATTGGTGCGGTCACGGGCTGCAACACCCATTTTCTCAAGCCACCTGTCTACGGCGTCATAAAGCACATTGTAGTCCATGTACTCGTATATCTTGCCCGTAAACACATACAACGGAACGCGATAATCAGCAGTGTCTCTCGTTACAACACCATACCCTTCCCGGAATAACTCTTCAAGACGCCTGCCGTACCTGTCTATACGTTCTGGGTTGCTTGTAACTAAAGATATATCCCTGAATGTAGAGGCGTATTCGTCACAATGCTGCGACAGCAGACCGAGCACATAATCCTTTAATTCCCTTCTATTCATTGTAAGTCGCTCATTTTGTGTTTAAAAGAACATAACGCATGCTCCTATAGGCGCATTTTATGAAAATAACCTTTTTCCTTTTATCTGTAAAGGCTAAATACATATATCTATGCTCTTTATCTTCATTATGCAAATATACAACTATCTGATTATAAAACAAGTAAATTTTCTAATAAAAACATATTAAAACGTAGAAAATAGCCCAATAATTATCCATGTAGGGCAAAATGCGAATATACAACGGTTGTCTTGTTGTAAAATATCATTACAAATTGGTAAAAATGGAGAAAATAAAAAATTTTTAGGTGAGGTGACTACGCCCGAATACTTTACATAATATAGGGGTGGGGTGGGGCTTGTTTGACTGGGTGTATGGGTATTAATTGTTGTATAATAGTGTGTTATGGTTTATATTATCTATATAATATAAAATTTATATTTTCTTACATTTTCCTTGCTGTCCCATCATTGGCGAGAATTGGGAAATAACACAACGTAGCCGAAGACACCTACTAATCATTATAAATAAAATCAATATTATAATTGACTTTAAACGTCTATGTTTATACTTGTTGATATTATATGTTTACATTTATTGGCACTGTGTTTATGTGTTGTAATTAGTTGATAATAAGATATTTAATTATATGTTATTTGTGTTTTAAAACATGTGTATTTTAAGAAAATATTTTGCAATATCCTTTGCTGTTTACGATATAATTTGTATCTTTGTAATGTAAGAAAGGGATAGATATAAGGTCTGGTTCTTACAGGCGTTGTTTATATTATGAGATAAAAAAGGAGCTGTAAGTACGGCAATACTCACAACTCCGAAAGAAGGGAATAACCAAGAAAAGTACATCCCACTCCAACGAGGGCAAAAGTACTCATCCTGGTTATCACTTCCAAATTATCCTCTTTGAAACTCCGCTATAGTTTGAATTATTAACAATTTAATATATATCATCATGAAAGCAATGAATTTCTACACCGCAAACGGTTGGGCTGGCTCAAACTATGATAGCAAGTTATCTACAAAGGAAATTGCCGCAAAGGTCAGGGCTTTTGCTAAGAAGAATTTCCCGGGTTTTAAATTTTCCATCCGTACAGAATGGAGCATGTACACGGATTCTATGTATATTGAGTTAAAGGCAGGCACTTGTATTCCTTTTATTGAAGGTTCAAGAAGTGCGGAACGTGGCTACATGTCTACGATGTCCAGCGTAAAAGGATGGGAAAATGAGTTAACGCCGGAAATGTTCAAGGTGTTGGACGCTGTTACAACGTATGCAAGTTCTTTCCGTTACGATGATAGCGACGGTATGCAAGATTATTACGATACTAATTTTTATTTGAGTATAAAAGTTAGCGATGAATACCAGGTAATAGAGCCGAAAGCGAAGAAAAGCAGCATTAAGACTGAAAAGGTTGAGGAAGCTAAAGAAGTTGAATCCGTGGCGGTTGAAGGTCTGGAAGTCGTGGACTATTCAGAAAAGGCGATTGCAGTTTTTGGCGATACGAAGGCTATCAAAGAGCAATTAAAGGAATTGGGCGGACGCTTTAACCCGTCTTTAAATTACAACGGTGAAAAGCGCGCCGGATGGATATTCAGCAAAAAGCAAGCGGACAAGGTGAAAGAACTGATAGTGCCTACAGAACTGCCGGCACTCCCTGAAGAAATATATATCCCGGAACTAGCAGAAGAACCCCAAGCGAATGACACCCCATTAATTATTGATGATTATGCAAAATATGATTCATTTGATTATCCGACAATACCCGAAGAACTGGACGGGTTTAGACTGGGGGAGGTCGTTTATGATCAGTGTGGAGAAATAGGCGTTATATTGGCTTTTAATGAAAAAAACGGTACTGCCCGTGTAAATTCAAACGGTTGTTGCAATGTCGGTAATTTAAAAAAATGTCCTAAAGAAATAGCGGAAAGAGAAGTTAAGTACATGGATATAATACGACCGGAAAAAGCCTTAACGGATTGTACATCTGAAGCGCACCCGCTCGATAATATAAACTTTACTAAAACGGGCAACTTTAACGGCGTGCGCTATTACGATATTGAAGGCGCGGGAATCATAACCAGCGCGAAAGTGCGTGCAGACATACAGCCGGGCGATGTTTTCAACGTATACACAGATAAGGAGCGAAAATATAGTGTAACTTATGACGGTGTAAGCCTGGAAAGCAGTTTAAAAAACGATTTACCCGGTATAATTGAGTTTATATGCAAAATAGAATCGGGCACGCTTAGCGCTTCATCGCATTATACCCCTCTTGCTGAAGGAGTGGAATTTTACGAGAAGAAAGTAAAAGGAAAGCGTTACACCGTCAAGGACAAACCGTTAAATCTTGGATATTACGGAATATTAGATAATTTGGACAACTGTATAATAGAATGCTATCCGACTAAGGAAGAAGCCGAAAAAGAGGTGAAAATACTCAACGGTTTTGTAAATGGCAACGGACGTTTAAAAAGTGTCATATAATGTTAGCCGTTATGTTGCTGTTATTCGGTGCCGTGTTGTTTATCAGCGGCACCGATATAGAGAAAATAAGGGAACTTATAAACAACAGTAAAGAATCAGATAAATTTTGAATATATGTATTTAGGTTTTGTGCTTTGGGCAATCTTGCTAATTGTTATCTTATGGAATATTAGTCCAGCGCTGGTTATTACATCGGCTTTGATAGGTATTGCTCTTGCGATAGGGAAAACAAAAGATAATAAATCAGGTAAATAATATGGAGACTTTAAAGAACGTGTTTTTGAAGAAATACCCGCAATACGAGAAAGTTTTACGAGTATACGAAGAGGTTAATAAAGTAGAATGTACATTCGACAGCATAACAAAGCCGAGGTTGTACAACTTTGTTCAGGCTCTTAATGAAAGAGTAGCTACCAATAGCGCTAAAACCTATTGCGCTATGCTTAAATCGGTTCTTAATCTGTATAATGATGTATATTCCTTTCCGAAAGGTTTCGAGGTTATATTGACCTTGAAAAAGGACGCTACGCAAAGTACATGGTTAACGGACGACGAGATAAAAACACTGTTGGCATATAACCCGATTAACGAGACGGAACGGGCTGTGAAAAACTGCTTTTTGCTCGGTTGTCTTACTGGTGCCAGGCATTCAGATTACATCAACTTTACGGATGATAATATAATAGACGGACGACTGATATACATTTCCCAGAAAACGAAAACAAAGGCCGAAATACCTGCGGCGCCTGCCGTGTTGCGTATTCTGAAGGAAAACCGGGAATATGGTATCAATGAACGAAAGGTTTCGGATGTGACATTTAACGATACGATAAGAAGTATTTGCCGCCGGTGCAGGATAAATAAGCGGATAAAACTATATCAAGCGGGTGAATATATAACCGGTGAAAAGTGGGAGTTTATTTCCTCGCATTCCGCCCGGAAGTCTTGCGCAACCAACTTATATTTAAGAGGTGCGGACTTGTATTCTATTAGCCGGATGTTGGGGCACTCCAGCGTAACGATGACCGAAACGTATATATGTTGTGGGCTGCGTGAATTATCGGATAAAATAATGGGATATTTCAAAGGTTTTGAATAACATGTTTAAAAACATGCTTTATAAGACAAATCGCAGATTAATAAACAATAATTTTGCAAACAATAAAAAATAAGATTATGAAAACTTACGATGTACATTTCAACGACGCCAACGATTCTAACAACAAGGGTTTTAAGGAATCGTTCGAGTATTGTAAGGATTATATAGAATCCTATAACGGTACCGATGAATCTTACTTTGCCGATTATAAGGGCGGTATTGTTTCAATTGTATGTAATGAGACTGAAGAAGAAGTCTATTCGGAAGAGGTAAAATAAAATATATCTCTATGGCACAAGAAAGTAAATACGCATACGACGAAGATGGTGTAAAGGCTATCGTTCATTGGGCTTTAACGGCTCAATTACCCACTCAAATAGAGTTAAGCGAATCGGAGAATATATTAGATGTTCAGAAGTACATACAAGCGAATATACACGATATAAATCAGCATTTTCCAGATCCGTTTTACAATCCGGCGATTGACAGGCTGTATCGGTTAAAAGAGTTTATAGAAAAACAAGAATGATTTTATAACCCAGTGGGTTGTTTCGTTTGTTTTGGGTTGAATTTAACCCACTGGGTTGTTTGGGTTATAACTTGCTGTCCATCTTTTCAAATTCTTCCTGTACGGACTTGTTCAATACTTTGGCGTATATCTGGGTCGTTTTTATGTCTGTGTGTCCCATCATTTTAGCGAGATTTTCAATAGACACTCCCATATTTAAAGCCATTACCGCAAAACTATGCCTTGCCATATGGGAATGAAGGCTTAATTTGATTTTAGCAAGTTCTTGAACGATTTTCAGTCTTAAATTATATTGGTAATTGCTGATAGCCGGCAGTTTGAAATCATATTTTCGCAATATTTCCATTGCGGGTTTGAGAAGCATAAGGAAATACTCCTCTTGTGTTTTTACTCTTACATCCCTTATAAAGAATTTATTCTTTCTCTCTATAACCGTGCTGAAATCGAATTTAAACAGGTCTGCATACGACAATCCGGTAAAACATTGAAATATGAATAAGTCTCTCACTTTATCAATGCTTTCAGAAGCTATTTCTAAGCTCCGTATTTGATTTATTTGTTCTATAGTGAGGTATTTTATTCCTTCGCTTTTTCCCCTGTCGAATTTGAGCTTATTATAGGGGTTTTCTTTGATAAGCTCGTATTTTATCGATTCGTTTATGTATCTCTTTAGCCTTTTATGATAGCCGTGTACCGTCGTTTGCTTTGCGTACTTTTTATGCAAAAAGTCGTCATAGTACATTATGTTGGCCGTTGTTATATCAGAAAAATAAACGATTCTGCCAAACTCTTCCAGAGAGTTGATTAATGAAGCATGGGTGTTTAAAGTTCCCTTTCTTAAATCTGTTCTTTCGCTTACCCGGCGCTTTATGAAGTTTATGAAGCTTTCCTTTTGCTGGGAGTACTTAAGGAAGTGCTCCAGTTTATCAAAGCTAAAAGCCTCTTTGTTTTTTATAAGATTATTGATGAACTCGTTTATGTTCTGCATCTGAGCATCAAGGCGCTCGTTTAAGTCTACCGACTGAACGGTATTTTTGACCTTTGTCTTATCATTCCATTGGTCGGAATACAATCTGACGCCTGTACTGATCCATTTCCTTTTCCGTTCGAACAATATTTCTATCTGAACGGTTCCTTTGGTTGTTTTGCTTGCCGTATGTTTCCGGTCAAAAACAAATCTTACTGTAGGGTACTTCATAATTTAAAGATTTGGTATCACACAAGGGTATCACATTTGCCGCAAATTTAATGAAATAGGATGAAATAGAATGAAACGTAATGAAATAAAAATAGCACTTTGTTTATCATTCTAAATCATTGATTATTACATAAAATGCTGATAATAAATAAAAAGGGACTACGTTGTAGTAATCCCTTCCTGTGATCCGCTTGGGGCTCGAACCCAAGACCCCAACATTAAAAGTGTTGTGCTCTACCTGCTGAGCTAGCGAATCAATCCTTTATTGCTGTTAAGCGGGTGCAAAGATAGAGACTTTTTTGGAAGTTGCAAAAGATTTTCGCTTTTTTTCTTATCTTTGTACCGGAATTTCGTGTGTAAGAGTCTTATATCACATCTCGGACATTATATATTTATATTTCATACTTTATACTTAAATTACATGGCAACAGTAGACGATAAGAAAATTATCTTTTCTATGGTAGGGCTG